CTTCTACCGCATCGGCGCACCCCACCAGGATCGCCACCAGCAACACGAACCAGGCACGAGTCACGCCTTCACCTCCACCGCCCGCCGTTCCTCTTCCACCCAATGCCGCAGCGTCGGGTACTCCTTGTTGAACCGCGTGACCTTGGCCTCGGCGGCTTTCAGGCTGATCGGATTCCCGCGCAGCACTTGCTCGGGATGCTCGCGGCTTGACCAGCAGACGCGGTAGAGGGTGGTCATGCGGCAAGGCCTCGCCCGTGGTCTTCTCCGTCGCAGTTAGCTACGACTAAAAACGTTGGCACGTGGTATAGCTGTGGACGGGAATTACGGTCACAGAATGTCTCGACGTGAAACTTCCTGGCGAAGTAATACGCGAGCGGAGCGGCGTTACGTTGCCGGTAAAAAGTAAATCTCTCAAGCAATGTCATTTATCCAGCCCTCCTGAGCACAAGCTCTGGCCGACCCGCACTTTGAATCGGTCGCCGCAGTTCGTGAAGTAGCAGCACGTCGGTAACGGTGCGAACAGGCAACCCCATCTCCTCTGCGACGTCTTCACTGGACTGTCGCGCGTGGAATTGATCGATAATCGCTTGGCGCACAATATGGGAGAGATGCCGAGGCTTTACCCGGCATTTACCCATTGCTCGGCGTTTCGTTTCTGAAGTTTCCGTTTTTATCTGTTGTTCATCCATGTAATTTGCCTCACTCTGAAGGTGCGGACTTCACAGGGGGCGCTACTTGGCACCAGACTTCTTAGCCCGGCGCGCCTCTTCTCGATCCAACTTTTCGATGATGGCCGTTATACAGAACTCGCGTAGCGTGGCGCGCAACTCTCGCGCCACCTCCGCATCAATCCGCAACTTCAGGCTTTCTGGAACTTGAAAGTTGATGCCGATTGTCGGCTGCGGCTGCGTCTCATTTTGTTGTATGGTAGCCATGTAGTTCAGTAGTATCGTAGATCACTTTCTAGAATTCTGTCAATAGCCCCGTTCAAGAATTCTAGAACTATAACAATTTGAAATGATTGAGCCAGATAACATAAGCGATACTGAGACGCTAAAGAAGCTTGGGATTGAGGTTACCGTAGACCTTCACACCCGATTCAAAACAACAGCTTCGGGACGACGCATGTCATTGAAGGACGCCTTGAGTGATGCCCTGGAAGCGTGGATATCTGCCGCAGTACCCGGTACGCTACCTGCAAACGCGGGTATTCATGAACCCCAAAACCTAGGGACAGTCCCCAATGGACAACCAGGGGAAAACCCCCTTACAATACTTTTGCAGCAAATCCCCGAACTCATCAAAAAAGTTGACGCTATTCTCAGCGCGGTGCGTCAGAATGGCCAGAATTTACTCAATATCTCGCGCGTGTCCGCCGCCGACTCGACGGGAAATCGAAAATATGTTGACGCTATCGCTGGAGTTAAGCAAGCTGCGAAAGCAGGCCTACCTCCACGAAGAAAGGGCGGCAAAAAGGGAACGGGCGCTATTGGAAAGGTGTCTTGAGGAAATTGACGGCAGGGAATGACGTAAGAATTTACATCTAAAATAAAAACGAGCCGCCGCAGTGCATCACCACCGCGACGGCTCAGATCACCGGATCACTGGAGGATCACGATGACCGACAACGATATTACTACGCTGGAAGCAGCGCTTGAACTGCTCGACCGGCACCGTCAGGGCTTGCTGACGGATGAACAACTGGAGGCGGAACTAGTACGTACCGGAACCCAGCATCCGCAGAAGCTGTGGCATACTCCTCGGTGAGGGGATATGGTCAAATGGCTGGCAAAGCTTCTTTACTGGAAGCTGGCAGTACCTAATTTCGTTAGCATTCTTCCGCCCGCCGTGCACGTTGCGAGTGGCCCGTTTCGCGGGATGCGCTATGTTCGAACCGCCCACGGGAGCGCGCATTCCGCCAAGGTTCTAGGAACTTACGAACGGGAACTGCGCGATTGCGTGACTCTCGCGATGACGATGCCGTTTAAGTGCCTTGTCAATATTGGAGCGGGAGAGGGTTACTACGCGATCGGGCTCGGTAGGGCCTTGCATAGCCAGATCGTCGCTTTCGAAGCAGAAGCGCACGGGCGTGGCCTCATTGCCCAATTGGCGGACTGGAATGGAGTTTCCGTTTCAATTCGCGGGCTGTGCGGAATTGATGAGCTCAACGATGCACTGGCGTCCACTGGCCCGGCCTTCGTTGTCTGCGACGTTGAGGGTTACGAGGCTGAACTGCTCGACCCGCAGAGAGTGGATGCGCTTGCGAGCGCCTGGGTTCTCGTGGAGTTGCATGAGACCCTGCGGCCCGGCGTCTCGGCGCTGATTGTGGAGCGCTTCAAGCGAACGCACCAGATCCTGGAGATCGCAAGTGAACCGCGCAGGTGGAAGGATTTTCCCGGCCGCCGGTCTTGGGCTGCACTACTTCCCAAGTCTCTCGCTTTCCGGGCGATGGAGGAGAGTCGCGCGGAGCAGTCCTGGTTCTGGATGCAACCGCTAAGCGCGCTACGGTGAATCCGGGAACATGTTCGAGCAGCGGAAATTCCCACCGGCGAAGCCCTGGAATCGGTAGTTAGGAAACGGGTTGACGGTCTTGCTGCAGCCGAGCGAAACCTTGAGGGTTCCGGTGTGCGCGCGAGCGAGGTTGAACTTTAGCGTCCCAGCCGACCCCTTCACGCAAGTCTGTCCAGGCTCCGAGAACGCGGTGTAAACGAGTTCTGGTTCCTCGCCTCCAGTACTGTTTACCCAAAACGGCCGATTGAAGTAACTGCCCTGACCTCCGGTGCTAACGCTAGCCGGGCAGGTCGTGAAGGTTACCGTTTTGATTCCGGCACCGTCAAGTGTCCCAGTAGCGCCGTTGGCCACGTCTCCCTCGACTCCGGCCGCGACATCGGCGTCCCAGTCGTGAGCCGGGTACACCAGCTTGAGCCAAGCGAGGAATGCGGCGCGCTGCGTGCTGTCAGCGTCCCACGTGTTGAGCACGGTGATCCAGTAGGCCAGCCGATCGCCGCCGCCTCCCGTACCGGACCAGCCATTCGCGGCGAAGCAGCACGGGTCGGCCGAGTAATTCGTAAAGACGTTGGTCCAGTAGGCCGCATTCTGCGTGTTGACAAAGTTCGCCGTGAACATTGCCAGGAACGAATTGGCGATCCGGTCGCGCCATTCAGTCGCCGTCATGAACCAATAATCAGGCGTAGATGCCTGGCTCCCAGCGCTGGATAGAAGACCAGTCCAGTCGATGCCGATGCTGCCATTGTGGAAGAACCAGTTTGCGTTCAGCGCACTTGCCTGTGTCGCGAATATGCCGGCGAACAGTAATGACGGAGGTCCGGTTGGCCGGCAGTCTTTGGACACAGCGTTCAAAAAGGCCAGGTAGTACCCGTTATCGATGAGCGTTCCATTTCCCCAGCCGTTGCCTCCGTTGGCGATCACTTGGAGGTGATACCAGATATTGCTCTGGTAGTCGAAGGTGCAGTAATCCGGGTCTGTTGGCGATGAGGTTGCGATATTGTACAGGCCGGTGTGCAGGCCGATTCGATGCATTCCGGTGCTGAAGAAGGGACCAGGAGCAAGCACGCCATTCGATACCGACCAGTTCGGATTAGGAGTAGCCGAGGTTCCATGCGCTGCCGCCTGCCGCTGGCCGTCGAACTGAAACGTCTGCTTCTCAACCGCGATCTCCCATGACTTTACCGTCGCGAGTAATTGGATGGAAAAGCTGTTCATCGGCCACACCGCAGGAGGACGCTGGCCAGCCAATGTCACTGAGCCGTTTCCCGTGAAACCTGAAGCCTGAAGAGTGGCGTCCAGCCAATTGTCGCCACGATTGTAGATGTCTCCAAACTGCTTTGCAGAAAATGCCGAGTAACTGTTAGGGGCCATGTTGTCGATCACATCGTTAACACGGGTCAGCGCCGTTGACGCGCCGAAATTCAGCGACGGGAAGCAGTCCGATGGATAGCAGACGGGAATCCATTGCAACCAGTCCCCGAATTGCCACGGGATCGGAACATTGCGTGGGTCGAGTTTGGAGTCAAAGGCGAACTTGGTATTATCCATGTACTCCCAGGTATCCATGCCGTAAGTGAGTACGGCGTCGATCCCGGCTCCGGCAAAGAACTTGACCGTGTTGCTGATCCCAAGAGTCGATTCTGTGTACGTCCCGTTGGCCACGTTGACGGTCGTAAACGTCCGCGTGGTGCCGGAGCCGCCCGTAATGGCGTAGTCGTTGTTCAGGTCCGTATCGACCGTTGCGCCCCAAACTATGATCGCGTCTCCTGTCACGAATCCGGGATCAGCGGAGAAGGTTGCCGTCGTGACGTTTGAGGAGGTGACAAGCTGCGTTAGCGTTCCGTTGGACTTGTTAAACGTGCCCACCGACATCCCCGGGCCAGGCTGAAGAGGAGGATTCCATGGGCGCCCATTTATCGGAACAGGGACAGCCGCCGCGCGAATGAACGCAGCTATGTTGTCACCTTCCTGGTCCGTCATGCCGTGGAATTTGGCGCGCTCACGGATGGCATTATTGGAGAAGTTATAGACCTTTAGATCCTTCCCCTGTTTTGTGTGGCAGGCAGCGCAGGTCGTGATGGTGGACAGGACGTTATTGACGTATGGCGCTTGCGGATTCACCATCGCCGCCACGTTCGGCGTCCCGGCCGCATTTCCGTACAGCCAGAGATTCCCTCCGGCGACCGCATCAGAGCCCCCTGGAGCAGCGCTGGGCATAGCGGCAGCGGTGAAAGCGGAATTGGCGATAATTCCCCGAGCGGCAGCGATGACAGGCTGGGTCATATAACCCGTGGTGACGATTGTGTTTCTATTCACGGGGACGGTGTAGGTTCCGTTGGGGGATGTGCAACCTGACGTGCTAGTAACGGTAGTTCCACAGGGCGTGAAATCAAATGTGTTCGTCGCAGCCGCGGTGAGCGTTCTCAAGCCTCCGAACCTCATGTACATTCCGGGCGTGAACTGCATGAGCACCGTGTCGCCGGAACTGTAGCCGTTTGATGAGCACGTCGGGGTTGCGACATTGCTGGTCACCGAAATCTGGGTGCAGGTTTTGTTCGCCTCGATGAGATTGAGCGCCAGGATGCGCGCGCCGCTGGTGTTGCCTTCGGTTCCGTTGAATCGAATTCCTATCGTGACCGTCGTGTCGCTGCTACCTACCGTTCCGTCTGGGACAACCAGAGTAAATTCCCTGACCCGCGCGTAACTCCCGATGTCGCCGTAGTACTTCATTTCGTCGATGCCGGTCGCATTGGCATTGGTCAACGCTATCCACGAGCCGCCGTCGATCTGGAAACTAATCTTGCCATCGGGGCGAACTGCGCTCGTGTAGCCGGGATTGTGGATACGAATGTACAGCCGTAGACTCGTTGACGCATGTCCGCTGATAAGCGGAAGCTGTACACGGGTGACGTAGCAGTCCTGCCCGATCACTTCAATCGGCATTGGAAGCGGTGCGGTTGTGATCGTCGAGAACGGGATTTGGGGGATAGTGCCGAAGCCATCGCAGGTATTCGTCTTGTACGCCCCGGCTGCCGCCGACACGGTGAACGGAGAAACGATGGAGCCGCCACTATCCAGCCGGATTAGCCAAACGTACAACTGTCCCCACTGCATGTTGAGCGTTGTCAGGCTGGCAGTCCCTCCCACACCGCAAGGATCTGCGCAGGTAGTCAGGGTGATCGCTGAAGTTGGCGGTGTGAAGATGGTCGAGACCACCACTGCAGCCCTCGCCCATGCCGCTGGGACGCCCACCTTGCGCTCCACAGCACCCCCGGCAGGGCCGGAGTTATTCACGGTGAAGTGAGTCGCTCCAACGTCGAGCCTGACGGCAAACTCCTGGCCGTGGTTTGCCGCGAACAGTGGAATGTGGGCGAGTAGGAACAAAAGCGCTGTTTTCATTGCGCTCCTCGGTGAGCATCACCGCTAAAATGTGGACTGGGCGAAAACGTTTGGATTGGCCAATACGGCGGGGCCGCCTGCCTTGGCCGCTTCACGCAACCAGTTAGCAGCAAGAGGCCAAACAGAAGGCTGAGCGTTAGTAAGCGTCGCATTTGTAGACCAGAACATCCCCCGATACCGTCGTGCCGGAAAAGGTCGCGGTCGTTGTTGTCGATGCCGTCTGTCGCATGAGATTCGCGGTTGTCTGATTACTCATAGAACAGGCGTATCCATTTGGGGCGGTGGCCGCGAATGTCACGACCGGCGTACACGTCCCCGTGGTTCCGCTCGTGATCGTACCGGCCGTGTTGGCCCCGGCTATCGCAGTACCGCAACCCGAGGGGGTAGACGGAGCCGCTCCCTTGTGTATATAGGTCCGGTATCCGACATCCGCAAAATTGGTGCTATCGCTGTCCTTTACGTCTAACTTTCCGAAGCCCGCGCCGACAAGGTTGTAGTTGCTGGCCATCTTAATCAGGCCAGACGATCCCGTTTCAAGCCTGTTCGTCCCGGTGAAATACAGCGTTGTAAGGGTGTCGCTGGTCGTAAACGTCAGATTGGCGTGCTGGGCAAGGTTGCCGCTGGCGTCCACATAAAGAATGCGGCCTGAGGTGCCACCGGAGACAGCGCCTCCGATGGTCGCACCACCGCCAGCCCCAAACGGCTGGGCGAAGTAGTTCGTTCCGTCAGAGCAAACATCCATCCCGGTCGGCGCTGAAGCTGAACCTGCGGACAGAGTTAAATTCGCCGCCGCTCCGTTGATGTTCTGGCCGGAGCGCGCTACCGTGACTACTCCAGTGCCGTAGTTGAGCACCCTGACACACTTCCCGTCTGCGGGCTGGGAGCCCGAAGCCACCAAGGTCGCAGTGAATGTTCCAGACGCTACCGTGATGACCTTGTTCTGGTCGAAATCCGATGTCAATAGCTGATATGTGGTCGTTTGGGCGTTTTTAACGAACGGCCTGGAGGCAAGCGAGTTCCAGAGATACCCCGTTGCGTTCGTCAGCACCGCGGCGCTCGGAGTCCCTATGTCGGGGGTTGTCAAAGTAGGAGATGTCGCAAAGACGAGATTTCCAGAGCCGGTCTCGCCGGTGACCGCCGCCGCCAGATTAGCGCTTGAGGGCGTTCCTAGCCATGTTAAAACGCCAGTCCCAAGCGCCGTGCTGGTTACGGCAAACGAAGATCCGGCGAAGGTTGCCAACCCAGCCGCCGGTGCGCTCGGAGCGGTAACCCCGGACCCAGCCACGCTAACCGAATGTTGTGCATTTGTGCCGTCGAACCAACCGTGACGCCCGGTTAACGTCACATACAGGCCGCCTGAATCGATGCTGCTGGGAATGTTGGCTGGGACGATTATCACCGACGCTTCTGTCGCGCTGGATGAGAAAGTGTTGTTCGCTCCGGCAACGGCGTTGCTAGCCGCGAGGTCGAAGAACGCCCCAGCGAGAACCGAAGAGTCGAAAGAGAGCGTCTGACTGCTGCGCGTCAACCCCGCCCCTAGCAGAATAGCTCCGGTCGCCGTGTCTATGCTGGAGACGCCGCCCCCTGCGCCGCCGCTGGTGCCACATGAGAAAGCGTCCGTAGATTGGGTGAAATTTAAATGGTTCCCGCCAGTGTCAGTACAGTCTGGGATCACTTTGGCAGTCGCGGTCGTATTCGCCGTTGTGATGACTTCTACCGAGTGCGCCGCAGCAGTGGCGCTGTAGGCAATACCGTTGACCTTTGACACGGTGACGGCCGGGAATGTCGTCGTAACGTCGCCCGTCATTACCCCGGCATTCGTTAATCGTGCAGCCGCCAGAGCGCCTGATGCAATCGCTGCGGCATCCAGGGTTCCACCGCTGTTTGCCGCCGCATGGGCGTGGTTAGCGTTAGTGAAGCCGGTTGCCGAGATGGTCGGGGTAGTCAGCGTTTTGGCGGCGAGGGTTTGCGTTGAGCCTAGATTTACCAGCGTATCGGTTGCGTCTGGGATGGTAACAACCCTGTTGCCGGTCGGCGTGCCCGTTAAGCGCAAGTAAGTGCTTCCGAAAGTTCCGCTCCCCCACAGAAACAGGTCCCGAAACGGCTTTGTAGTTGAACCCGCGTCTACACCCGTTTGTGCGAGAAGGGAGGTATTAATTGAAACGGAAGCAAGGTTATCCAAAGCCGTACTTGCGCCACCGGAGCCGCTGTTAAGTTGCTGGGTCCACGTGTTCGTGGCGGAGCACATGAAGATTTGCTGACCGGCCGTAGCGTCAGTCGCAAAATAAAGCTGTCCCACCGCACACGTTGCCGGAATGGTGGCAACCGTACCGCTGAGCGCTAAAGACAACCCCCCGAAGCAGTCCGACAGACCTGTCTCTGGGTTCCTTCCAATTTTCCCGCACTGTCCGAACGCAACAATACTCAAAATCAGCGGCAACGCCGCGCGAATAAGATATTTCATGGGGTCTCCTAGTGAATTCCCTGAGTGCCGGGAAAAAGCTAACAGCGGTAAACTTTAGGTGCTAAGGATGTTGGTTTACGTTCAGCAATCGTTGCTTGCCTTCGCAACGCTCGGCTATCTCGTGCTATTTGTGCGGCTCATGCAAACGACTGGATTCCTGCGGGTTAAGTTCTTTACGCTTTACGTCGGAGTGATGGTTCCGGCGTCCATGCTGTGGAATCCACGGGACACGTTAAATGTTGTCGGCTGGGGAGCAATTCTGATTCTGCTGAAAATCTGCGTTGCCATCGAGGTCTATTTAATCGTCGCGCCACGGCTGCACATCAAAGAGCGCCGCGGAATCCTGTTGACGGTGACCGGCATTGCGGGACTTTGCTGTCTCGTGGTTACGCTCGGATGGGAGCCGAAAAGCCAATGGCTGCTAATGGACTGGTATCGAGCCTTTCGCCAACTTTCACACGTGGCACTTTCGGCGATGCTGCTGTTTGGGATTGTCGGCTGCCTGTGCGTTCGAGTGCCGCATTTGGAGCGATGGGAGAGAAATCACGCTCTGGTGACTACGCTGTACTTTTTGATCATGACCGCCCGCACATTTGTCAGGCCAGGAAAGGGTGAGGCTGATCTGTGGAACGTTACCGACTCGCTGGTTTCGGCCGGCGTCTGCTTATGTGTAGCGCTGTGGCTACAATTTGTCGTCCCCAAGAAATCTCAATTTCAGGCGTTTTTCAATCTTAGAAATCCTACGATCATGTGATTCGTGGATTCGGCGATTCTCTTCGCGGATCAAGAAGTGAGCCCTGCGGCCCTCTTCGGCATCGGCCTCTAGCGCCCCGATTCTTTCCAGATAATCGTCGCTGGAAGTTTGCAGCCTGGTCAGCTTATCGACAAGCTTCTGGCGCTTGCCGTTCGTGAGCGCATCGGGCGTAGCTTCTTGAGATCCGCTCTGCCATTTTTTAAAGCCCCTTACGGCAGCTGCGACGCAGGCGCCGAATACTCCAAGGTATCCGGCGACGGCAACGGGGTCGATGGGGAATTGTGGCATCTGGTCAACCCGTGTCGGCTCCTTAGCCCGGCCCGCCCGGATCGCCAGGAGGCGGATCGTCAGGGTTATCCTGCGTCTGTGGAGGCGGGTCATCGCAGGGCGGCTTCGGAGGTGTCGGCTTGTCGTGCTTCGGTGGCTTTTTGTGATGCGGCTTTTCTTGCTCTTCCTTTTTCGTCATGGAGTGGCGCTCCTTTGTGAGATATTATACAGCGAATCCGGGGAAATATTGTGTTAATATGCTTCTGGGCCGAATGCCGGTGGGACTACATGGCGATGTCTCATCAATTTCTTGTCGGCCCATTCTCACCGATTAAACAACCCCAGCAACCAGCAAACTAGCAGAATAATCAAAACAGCGCCGAGCCCAGAAGGGAACCCATAGCTGGGTCCCCAGTTGCTGTGTCCGTAGTAGCCGAGCCCGCCGCCGAACAGCAGAATCAGGATGATGATGAGTAGAAGCATAGTTTCCTCACTGGAGCAACTTAACGAGCGGTTCCGAGCCGCGCAACAGGAACGCGAGACAGCCGCAGAAGATGAAGATGTGACCGACTTCCTTGGTCTCTGGAGTCTTCGCGATGTAGTACATCAGCAGCCCAACGATGAACACGAATACCGGAAAATAGACAATCATTTTTTTTGCTCCTTCGCGGACCTGTGCCCGTCCTACTGTTTCACCGCGGCATCAGCCGCCTGCGTCTGCTTAAACCGATCCACCAACTGCGCTTCAAGTTCGGCTATAAGTTTAGTAACGTCCTCAATTTGCTGAGACTCCTCGGGGGTGAACTTGATCAACACGGCCAACAGGGATTTATGGGAGGTAAGACCCCTTTGCATCTCGGCGGTCATATTGCTGTTGACGAGCGTATGAATCTGCACCAACTGGTCTCCGTGGGCGCGCGCCACCTCCGCAGCCTGCACATTTGATTCGGCCAGCAGTCTCGCAACTTCATCCGTTTTGGCTTCGGCTTTCTCTGCCGCTGCCAATGCCCTTTCGGCAACCTCGTCCTGACGTTTGTCCCGTCGCTCCTCTGCCTCCCTTAGGTGCCGGTTGTTCAACCACGACAGCATCAGCGGAGACAGCACGCCTGCAGCGGTAGCGCTCAACGCGATTGCAAGCGTGTTGTCCATCATGACTGCGTATCGGAACGGGGACGAGGACGATACTCATTCATCCGCTTCACGATCTCCGCGCTGTCGTGCTCGTGCTTTCGCATATCCCGGCGCGCTTCGCGGACCAGCCATGCGAAACAGAGAACGGCTGCGATGGCGGCTAGGATGTAGGGGAGCCAGGAATTCATGCAGTCGGCAACCCCAACTGCCGCGCTAGCCACGCAAGTTCATTCTTTAGCTCGTCAGCGCAATGAAATCTTCCGTCGTACAAATGTTTCTTAATGGCGGCCTGGAGATTTCGCAGGAGGTCTTGCAAGTGCACTTTGGTGGTGCGGTGGATCATGCTATACTGCTTTCGTGAAGCGGGCTGGAAAAACGGCAATTCGGGAGTCTCATAAGCTCCAGATCTGGGTTCAACTCCCAGGCCCGCAACCAAGTTCTCGATACAACCCAACGATGGGGGAGCCAGTCGTTAGCCCGATGGTCTCGGTTAGCCGAGCGGGTTGCAATGGACGAGGGACGCTCCCCACCCCACGCCCGTGATCCTTCGGGATATGGGGTAGTGGTCGCCTCCGAGTCTTGGGAACTCGTGGCCTCGGTTCGATTCCGAGTATCCCGACCAAATTTCACCGCTTCAGCCCCTGAATAACCGCAGCCGCCCCGTCCACCGGATCTCCGTGACCAGGACATAGAATCTTCACCCCCGGCAGGTCCGCCAGCTTGTTGATCGAGCGCTGATTGTAGCCCTGATCCAAAGTGAATCCATCCCAAGGGCACGGCTTCTTCTCCGGGCCATCTCCGGGCCACGTATTGATGATGTCTCCGCCGAACAGAACTTCCCCAAACAGAAATGCCATATGGCCCTTGGTGTGGCCCGGTGCGTGAACTACTGTCAGCGGCCCGATGGTGTCGCCATCCTTCAGCGTGCCGTCTACATCACAAGCCACGTGGCCGCCGCGACCGAGAGCTAAGCCGGTTTGCAGCTTCCAGACCGTGAAATTGTGCGGCCGCTGGCTCCACTTTGGGAATCCGACCCGCTCGGCTTTGCGCTTGCCCCTGATGATGTCGGCCTCCCAATCGTGGGCTAGTAGCCGGGCTCCAGTGAGACTGCGAAGATGCGCTGCGCCTGCGATATGGCTGCGGTGCGCGTGCGTCTGTAGAATGATCTTGATCGCGCCAGGGCCGATTCCTTTGGCCGCAAGTTGGGCGAGCAGGGTCTTGCCGTCGTCCTCGGACAGCGTATCGATGAGGATGCCGTCAGAGGCCAGGAAATAGGCTCTGACGTGACCGCCAGCGTCGTCGCCGAGCATGTGAATTCCGGGAGGTAGTGGCATTGTGTTAGAGTGGGGGCGTGCTGGCGTCAGCATCGGTGGCGGACGTGCAGTTGAGATAGCATCAAGGCGGAAAAATGGTGGTTACGCGGTAATCCAGAAAAGCGTAGAGGGTTCGAATCCCCACGCCAGCACTTCACTTCACCCCTCGCGGCTTCGGAGTCACAACCTAACCCCCAGCGCCGGTGAGATCGACACCAGGAGCCTCAGAATCAGTTCCGCGTTATCCGCAGACGGCCCATTTTCCCCAGGAGGAGCGGCGATGACGGTATCCTTGCCATTCAATTCTCCAGCCTTGTTCAGCTTGTCTACGATCTGCTGCAACCACGCCTGAATCGTCGCGTCATCCGGTATCTGCTTGTCCGACGCCGCGCCGGCTTTCACGATTCCCCCGAAGAGATTCTTAAACCAGGAGACTCCGGTGGCGAGTTTGATCGGGCCGGTTTTATTGCCTAAGACTTTATCCAGGAGCTTCACTATCAGGGGAGCGATAACGGGCTCAAGTGCGACGAGGATGGGGACAATGGCGGTTGCCATCTACCTTTTCCCCTCGCACTTCGCGCACAGCTTGAGCATTCTGAGCCACTCCCTGATCGATAGCTGACAGCCGCAGGATTGGCAGCAGCTCATGCGCCAGCCTTGGCAACCTTGGGACGATCACCGGGCATCCACATGCCTGCATCCCGAAACTTGCGAAATTGCGTACAGGGTGGACAGTCGAGATTTGAGCCGGAGATGAACATGTCGCACATGCGCTGCGATTCAACGTGTTCCATGCAAGCCTCGAACTGTTCTCGCAGAAGCACGGTGACGAGTTCTACATCGCAGTGGGTCAGCGTGTGCCTACCTTCGCCTGCATCCTTTGACGACAAGTTCAACGACTGCAATTGGCGCGAGAAATGGAACCATCGCAGCAGAGTACGCGATTGCCACCAGCGTCCCACAAGTCCAACCGGCGATGGCAAAGATCATTCCGCCGCCAGTGGCGTCCAGACCTTGGTCCTGTGGCCACCGAACCCGGTAATCGCGATCAGGACGCACCGTACGCCGTCCGGGCTGGTCGCTATCGTGCCCAGTTGGACATTGCTTCCCTCGGACTGGTATTCGCCGTACTGATTGCGACTACCAAATTTGATCGTGCCAGGAGGGGGAGTCAACGCCGCATTGTCATCCTTTGGCTTCGGGTCTGGCGGGGCAGTGAATCCGGCCGGTGGAATCGGTCTCGGGAGTGGCGTCAAGCGGGTGTCCCTAATCGTGTTGTTGTCCCACCAGTTCGAGAGGTCGCGTAAGTAGTTCGCAATGAGAGCCGCACGCTGCGCTGCTGCCTTAAGCTTTAAATCGTTTGCAATCATCGCGTCGATTGTTTCGCTGCGGAAATCAATGCTTGCAAGAATTTCTGAAAGGTCTGCCATATTCTCCTTTTTCTGATAAACTGTTTTGCTGTATGCAAGCCACCGACATTCGTGAATATCTGCACAAGGCCGTCATCCTCGAAATCACCGATAGCGGCATCATCGCCATTCGGCGAAGAGGCAAGCCTTCAGAATGGCTCGCCGCTCCGTTCTACAGCGTCGAGACTGAAGCCGAAGCCGCCGCGCTTCTCGCGGAGCTCGCCAGGAAGAGAGACGGGGAGTACGAATATCCCGGCTTCAGTAGCGGCACCGCCCCCGTTTCGTTTGTGACTGAGCAATTCCATCGCGAGTGGCTTGCTCAAAATACGTAGCGGTAAGGGTCGCCATTTGCAATCACTGCGTTGCTTGAATTCAGGTACGCAATCTGAATCCATGCCCCTGCCATCCGCACGTCGGGAGAGACGGAGCATTGCGAGACGCCTGAACTTGAAGTGGTGATCGTAGCTGCTCCGTTTGGTAAGGTTACGGTGCAACGCATTTTGTCGCCCCCTGTTGGAAAGGCTCCGTCGATCAAAAGCGCTTGCGTAACAGGAGCCACAACCCCACCCAGGATATCCGCCATCGCGACAGAGGCATTCCCGGCTCCGTCCGACATACCGAGTTGCTTTCCGTAATCGCCATTGAAGTTCCCACCTCCGCACGGAACTGTGCCGCAGGAAGGCAGAACTTGCGCCAGATTCCCATGCCCGCCATCCGCTCCCTGCCATCCCGGATCGGTGGCGTTGTAGAACATTCCCGTGCTGGTAGAGCCGGTACCGGCGTATGGAGCGGATAGGGTCAGGCTCGTGTTGCTGGCGCAGGAAGCAACCAGGACGCGCTTCCAGGTTGGATTCAGTGATGGATTGCCGGATCGTGAGTAGCTGTCGAAGGTGGCGCTGGTAACGCCATCGGCAACGGTAAGGTAGGTTGTGCCTGGGCAGGTTGAACCGTTTCCAAATTGTGACAGGAAGGCGGTCCCGACGCCGCTTACCGCCGTACTGCTGGCGGTAACCGTGATCACGCCAGGAGCGTAGACGCTCGTTCCGGTTGGGGGAGTAGCAGGGGAGCCCGCGCCAGTCGAGCCGCCTCCAAGCTGCTTGTTCAGGTAGTACTTTGTGATGTCGCACCATGTACTGTTCCCGGTCATACGGCAAAGCCAGCCCGCCGATCCCGCCGCGTCCGCGCTCAGGTTGCGACCGCCGAAGAAGTCCTCGTTGCAGGTTGTGGAAAGGGACAGTGGACAAGTGGAAGGCGCATCCCGGTTGATGCCGAATGTGCCGATGCCGCTCCTCGTCGTCCCCGTATAATTACGGTCGAGCGTTAAATTCGTATCATTTGTAACTGTTGTCCGGTAGCAGCCTCGATTATCGCTGGTGATGTCCCAGATGCAGATGTGCGGGTAGGTGGATGGGAATTGCGTGGTGAAGTGAGTATTCGTTCCTACGACTGCCGTGGAGCCGCTTGTCACCGCAATTGTGCTGGGGTTGGAGAAACTGGCGCTATTGGTGAGCGTTGATCCGCTGTATCCGGTGCTCAGCGTCATATGGGTGTTGTCGGTAACCGTTGTCGTTGTGACCGTGACTCCACCGATAAGCGCAGAGCCTCCGTTCCAGAATTGCTTCGTGAAAATTGTGTTGACTCCGGTGACCGCTGTTGCTCCGTTCGCGACAGATAACGTCTGTCCTGCAAAATGACATCCCGGAGCACCTATCGCTGCGCAGGCTCCCGCCTGGTCACTGTTGTAGTCAAAGTAGGTCGGGTCCTCTCCGTTCGTGTCATTCGCGTACAGGACCGCCGCCAGAACTCCGCCGTCCGCTCCCCTCCCGAAGTCATAAATAAAGCGCGCCAAGCGGGGAATCACCCCAGTACCCAAGCCTCCCGCCGTGTACAATTGTGCGGCGAGCGCTGTGTTATTACAGCCTGAAGCGTTCGCTAAGGCGTCGTATGCAGCGATGAGAGCGATGGCCGGGAGGCCGTTAGATCGCCAAGGGGAGGTCCCGTAAACTCCATTGATGGGTACGCTGGGGATTGTGATGTTATTGGTAAAAAGGCTCTCTGGATACATCCCGTAGTCAGTGGACGAGTATCCGGCCGGCGTGGCGATCCCATTGACCCAGATGTTGGTGACTTGATTCGCAAGCCGCGTGCACCATGTTGTCCCGTTCAGGCCGTGCGCCACACCGACCGAAGCGAGTAGCGCAGTGCCGCGCAGGGCATAGGAAGTCTCGCGCGGGTCGAACGATGTGACCGGAGACGATGGGCTGAGCCCTCCGTCGAGGTTGGCCATATTGGTCACTACGCGCTCCATGCCAGCCCAATATCCAGTCGGCGCTGAGTAGGTCGGGTCTGATCCGCAGGCGATCAGCGCATGGGCCGGGGAGTTTCTCCCAAGCCCGAAAGCGTAACCTGAATCGGTAGACCAACGATACACGTTGTCGCAGAATGAATGGAACTGCGTTCGGTAGACGGTAAGCCCGGTGCTCGCGGCAAGGCGGCCGATTGCTAGTCCAGCTTCGTAGAATGGCAGGATTTTTGAATCCGCCGCACTCGTATTGTAGGGGTTGTACGTTGAGTTCATGCGACCCCAAGTCAATCCAGCGGGGAAAGCATTGGTTGGATTCGTAATGAAAAAGCTGGGCAGAACGGCGATCGTGTTGCCAGACTGCAAGCTGTTCACGTATCCGACGAATCTTCCGCGAAACGAGGCATCACCGTCAGCATCCCAGTTGATGCAAATTCTCGTGCCGACGTCGCCGCCGGAGAACGTGCCGCCGCTTAACTGGATCGCTACACCGCCATACGTGTTCGCCGTAATTTGCCCGCCGACAACTTGATTGATTCCGGTGCTTGGGATCTCAACGGTCCCGGTTCCTGGAGTGCAGACAGGTGGGGTAGTGGAGACGGTGTACAGCCAATCCGATACGGCCGCAGAAGTGGCCGAGTGCCAGGGCCAGGATGACGCACCGTTGCGGATGACATTTCCGATAGTTTTGGATTGCTCGTCGGTGCTGTTGATCACCACTCCGTTTGAGTCTGTCGCGACCACACCCACGGTCTGATCGACAGAGGCAGTAGTTCCAGTCGCGTCGGAAACGGTGAGACGATAGACGTACTGCCCCCCGAGAGTTGGAGTGATCGTTGAGGTCACGCTCGTGCGGCTGGAGAATACGCTCTGCGCTGGGCCGGAAATCTGTTGCCAGAAATAGCTGGCAACCTCTCCGGTTCCAGGATATGAAAGCGATGTCGAAGTAGCGCCCGAAAATGACTGTCCCGCCATTGCGCGAATTACCATTTTGTAAGCCGTTAATCCCGTGATCGCGGCAGTCGGCGGGTAAAGCGTGCTATCGCTGAACGTCCCCGTCGCCGCCGTCATCGTGTAGCCGTTGGAGCTTCGGTCAACGAGTGAGTCTGCTTCGAAGATCCAATCGAATACCTGACCAGCCGTGACAGGAGCGTCCACGGGGCAGGAGTGGCTAGTGTCAAGGGTATTGAATATTCTAAGAAAGCCAAGAGTTACGGTCGGCCCAAAAACCCAACCGCTCGCGCGGATAAAGTTTCCCCCACTCGTGATCGTCTTGACCGATATTGCATAATTCGCGCACGCCCCTGTCCATGTCTCAAGCGTATACGTCAGCCCGCTCGCATCCCTCTGCCAGCGATACCGGACATCCTGCCCGTTTGTGAATGTCGCCGATGGAAGGCCTCCAGGCGCTCCGTCTGCGCCTTGACGGCAGGTAAGAATGATGCTCGCGTCAAAATTGCAGTTGAAGTTTCCAGACAGCGAGTCGTCATTCAGGATATTCTTGGACGCGACGGCAGTAACTCTTCCCTCGACGCGATAGCTTGCAATCGTCGCGCCGGTGACCGTGGCGGTCGCTCCAGTTCCTCCTACGCTCAGAGAGCGCAGGGATTGGCCGTAGCAACAGGTTGCGGCGAGGATTAGCAGCAATCTCATTTACAGGGTGACTCCAGTTTGCAAGTACCCGAATCCGCGCATGAGCATTGTCCGCGCCGATCCGGTGAGAGTCTTTAGCCACCACTGAACATGTTCGTTTTCGTTGGGCAGGTTAGTTGTAATAGTCTGCTCTGTTTCTCCGTTCACCGAAAAGCGCCAAGTCCCGGCTGTTGTAACCCGAATGCGTATCGTGTAAGTGGTGTTGGCGGCAACGGTGACCGTGCTGTCCGCCGAGGTACATGTGGATGAGGCGCAGGAGCGGAATTTGAATACCGTATCGCCGTCAGCGGTGTTGAAGGAGACCCCTAGGCAATTGGCTGCCCCGTTGATGCAGTTAAGGCTACCATTCACAAAGCCGACATTAAACATGACGCTTGTGATCGTTCCAAGCCGCACAACATACTGAACTTCAACGTTAGCTACGGTTGAAGGATTGACCGCCAACAATGTAGTGTTCGCCAGATGTGCGCGTGTAATATCGTTCGTGGTTCCGCCGGTTGTCAACGTGACTTGGCAGCCTCCGCCGGTTATATTGCTTGCCGCAAGCGTTCCAGTACCAACGTCGTTTACGCCAGTCCATGAGAGACCACCGAAGTATTGGAGGTTGCTACCAGCCGCTTGGGCAGCCGTACAAAATGTGTCGCGCAGAATGATACTGGAAAAATCGAACGGATTTTGTGAAACGACAGCACTGGAGACGGAGATACCGGAGCCTCCGGTGACTGACGTTCCCGATCCGCCTTGCAAGTTGAAAGCAGTCGCTCCCGAGTTTAGACAAATACGCCTTGATTGATTAGCCGTAATGTCGCCAGCGGTCAACGCTCCTCCACTCGGAGACAGAACAGAGAGAGCGCCAAGCGTATCCATATTAATACTGAAGGTCGTCGTGTTGGCAGTGCTGGAATTGAGCGTAAAGCAACCTCCTGCCGTATACGTGGTAAGCGTTGGAGTTAGCGTACAGGCACCCACTGTACTTCCATTCGTAGATCGGCAGTAGGTGGCCGCTCCCGACTGATCGTTAGCCAGCGATTGAATAACGGCGGTATCGGTCGCGACGGACAGTTGGTACTTGCCTGCGGGGTTTGAGCCCGTCAACGCAACGCCGGTGCCTGCTACGAAATTAGCCGTTCCTTCCGTCGCCGTCGTGGAGCCGGCGGTTTGCCAGATGGTGGTGCCTGCGCCTCCGCAAGATCCCGAGGTACCGTTCACCTTAACGCAATCCGTCGCTGTTCCCGATACCACCCCAGGCGTACCCGCGCTCCACGTTCCGACGCCGGTCAGCGATGTGAAGTTAATGGAGGCGTTCGGCCAGGTGTGCGTTTTGAGAGTGGAGGCGGGGCCGGAGATCGCAAAGAATCCGTTGCCGGTGCCACCGACCGCGCCAGTGAGAATACCGGCCGCGATTGCCGCTGCGCTCAAAGTTCCGCCACCCGCAGTATTCTGGTGCGTATGGCCAGCTAGGGTGAAATCCGGCACCGTTGGTTGGCCGGTAAAGACCGGAGAAAGTAGCGGAGCCTTGAGACCAAGAGCGGTATTCAGGTCCGTCTGTGAACTCAGCGTGCCCGTGATGGAGCCCCAGGACCCACCTCCGCCGCCCCCTGCCGTCCCAAAGCTGTAGTAATTGACCCCATTGCTGCGAATACAGGTTCCCTGCGTGGTTGTGTTCCCAGCCCCGAGAACTAAGGTTGCATGACCGTCGATCGTACTTGTGGTTGGCGTGATCGTCACGGTTCCTGCCCCGATATTCGACCAGCAGGCCCACCAGCCGTATCCGAATCCGCTAGCAGCCGTAGCTTGCGGCAAAGTGTCGCTCATTGATCCAGCGTTCGAGCGAACGATTTGTTTCGTCCAGTCTGACGCAACCGCTGTATACGTCGTCCCGGTTTGCAGCTTGACGATGGAGCGATTTGGGAACTGCGCCGCGAGGGGGAGAGAGATCGCAAGCAGCAGAATGGTTTTCATTTGATTTACTGGTAATCCAAAGTGGCCCTATCCGCACAGACTTGTCCGTAAGGACGACCGCCGACTGCGGTTTGAACGGATTGCAGTAACGCGCTTACAGTTCTGAATTTTTTGACTTTCCAAATGCCCGCCGTGTCGCGCGGGGCCGTAGTCATTATTCGGAGTGTTGATTCGGTATAGGTGGCGTCAGAAACGCTAGCGCTGGCGTATGTAAATGTCGTCGTGCTGGGAACCGTTAGGATGATGAACGTGCCGTTGATGTCGGTGTCCACGGTTCCTCCAGAAACGGTCACCTTGTTGCCAATTTGTAAGCCATGCGCCGTTGATGTGGTAGCGGTGCCCGTGTTCGACGAGTCAACGATATTCGTTAGCGTGGAATTGTTGCGCGACCAGTAGAAGGCGGGCTGGATTGCCGGCGCTTCGCAGGTATACTCTAGGTCCGTGCCAGAGTAGAAAAACAATGTTGTAAGAGCGGTCTGTGCTCCGAGAGCAAGCGCAAGGGTGATTACAATCGCGAACACTTTTCTCATGGTTCTCCTCTGGATCTACGGCCTAGCGGCGATCTCGGCTTCGATGCCTTCTATTACACTCGGCGTGATGATCTTCTTGTCGATCCAATCCTGAAAGATACGGGATCGCTCTGCAGGCGGAATGTCCGTTAGCTTCTGAACGATAAATCTGGCGCGAGTTTTCACGGGCGAAGTTCGGATATGCGCTTCGAATCTGGAGAGATCCGAATTCTGGCGCTCGATGATCTTCTCAATGGCTCCCAACGTCTCATCGTCTAACTTCATTTCGCGTACTCGCTTGCCGCGCTCTGCTGGCGGGATTCCCGAGAGTTCCGCATACAGCGTCTGCGCTTTCCTGGCTAGCGCTACGTTCTCATCGGTGACGGCGGTCTCGACCTGCTTGAGGTCGTCGAATCGCTGGGTTTCTTGTTCTCCGCCGTGAGCGCCAGAGAATCGACCCGATATTTGCTTGCCCGCAGTAGATGGGCTGGAGATTTGACGACCCAAACCTCCGAACTGCGTTGCTACGGCGTTCTGGATCTTCATCGGCGACACCCCAGTAAGTTCCCCTGCCTTTACGAATCCGCTTGGAGTGTCTGCGGTGTACTGGTTCTCCGGAGAAGCCTTTGTTAGATCACCATAGGGGCCACGTGTCGGAACTATCTCGCGATCGGTGTACAGATTTTTATTGGTGATTCCCTCAACGCCGGCCTTGACTAGCGGGGGAAGAGTTCCGCTCGCTACGGCGCCACCAGAGAACTTGCCATTCCTCTCGAACGGTACCGGCGATAGGTCGCTGAGTACTTGTGTTGCGAGCACATCGAGAGCCTTTGGATTGTTTTTGTCGAGGTAGGATAGGAAGTTTTCCAGCGGATTTCCGAATGCCTTGGCGTCGCCTTTGGGAAGCTTGATAACTTGGGTATAGTTGCCTTTTTCGTCTTTGGCGTCACCGTAGATGATGAGGAAATTGGCGTCCTTCTCGTACTGCGAAATGTCGTCCCACACGTCCTTATGGTTCCGCGTGTTGTTCAGGTAGGTGGCAACGACCGGAGCGCCGACAATGGCAGCCAAGCCAAGCGCCGCGCGTTTCGGCTGGCCCTTGATCGCTCCCAGCATATTAACCGTGCCCTGCGTGCGTGCATTGAGGAACGGAACCCACTGGTTGACGATCTTTAAGGTCGTGCCGGATTTAGCAAAGTCCACCGTAGCGTTGCGGGAGTTGAACGCTGCTTCCGTCTCCGAAAGCCCCTGCCGAAGCGCGCGTTTGTAAACCCCGAGACGCGGAGCCATCTCGATATGCTCCGCCGAGTACCGCAAGAGTTCTACCGGATTTAGGATCGTCTTGGCCGCCTTCAGGCTGAGCGGCTGCGTCAACTGTCGCGCTGCCGAGGGAAGTGCTTTTTGGCTGCCGAAGTAGCCGCTGAAGGAAGCGCCACTCTCCATGTAGGATTGAAAATCTTTCCCGTGATTGACGGATTCGGCAAACCCGCGAATCCAGTCCGCTGGCGTGAAACCAACCTTGGAGACGATGGTGGCAGTCTGGAAGTCACGCACGGCGTTCGCCGGGATGAAGGCCACGTTCAGGGAAGTCGCGCCAGCCCTGAGCGCCGCGGCGCTCTTTGACGCCCATTTGGTGATGAGATCGGCGCTTTCTGTGGTCATCCCCTTGAGCGCCTTGCCTACATTCTTCGGAACGGCGTACTCGTATTTCACGCCGTTGCGAAGTACGGCCATCTTGTCCATGCCAGCCGGGACAAAGCCGCCTTTTCCTACAGGTTCGACGATTCCCTTAAACTGCGGATCGGTTGCCAGCGAAGCCACCTTTTCGGCTACCTTATTTCGCTCGATCAGGCTGATTGTTTTGGCTGTGCGCCGGATGATGGATTCAACGGGATCGGCAATTGCCTTCTCGCTGCCGGAAATGGCCTTGATGACCTTTTGCGCCGGGACGTTGAATGAGTTCGAGCCGTGCGGCATCTGATCGACCGAATCGGCGAGGTACTCCAGGCGCTCGAATGGGATGTACTTCTGATTCTTTGTAAGAATAGACTGGTAGGCTTTTTGTCCGATCAGCCCAGCGTCGGCCGCTTCCTTTAGGATGCCGTTGCTGTAGTCGCGGACGCCTTGCGCCAAACGTTTTACCTCTGCCACCTTCTGCGGCCCCAGTCGGGCCTCCATCGCCGCGAGTTCTGCTTGGACGTTGGCAACTGTCTTTCCACCGGGGATTTTGTAGGTCGCCGCAAGATCCGGCCTGGAGCCGAGTTCGACGTGGCGCTCCAATGTCATGTAGTCGGTCGCGTCGCGGAGCAGTCCCGGCCGGCGACCGATAGCCGACTCCCAGAAGCCGCCCTTGGGTAGAATGTTGGCGAGTTGATCTAGGCGGTTTTGGATCTTTCCGTAATGGCCTGCGTAGTTGCGTGCGGCGACGTAAGGGTCGGAGTCCACTGTTAGTTTTTTGTCTTTGACTAAATGGCGCAGTGGGGCGAGGCGGTCGAGGAGTTGAGTCTCAAGGTCGATAGCTTTTTCCCGGATAGCTTGCGCATTGATGGTGATGGAACCGCGTTCGGGATTTCGGAAGGCTGCATCGAATGCTTCCTTTGGCGTAGACCTGCCGAATATGCTTTCCGTACCGTTATCGAATCCCTCTGTTGCATACTGCCGAACGGCCTTGGTAAGAGCGGTCGGCGTCATGTCGCGTAGCGCAGTAGCCAATCGAACGGCTTCGTCCGAGAATTCAGGTGCGCCACCGAACATGTCTTCCTGCCTAACTGCGTCAGAAATTGTCTTCAATCCGTGAGCACGGGCATACTCCAGAAGATTCAGAGACTCACGCAACTTGGGAGCTAGGTCCCATTCCGGATTCCCCTTGGTTGTCATCGCCGGAGCCGCGATGCGCTCCAGCTTGTTCCTTAAGGATGGCTCTGCCCTTTGCATCTGGTCGCTGTCGGCAAAGAAGTCTCCGAGGAGCATCTTGGAGATTCGCTCTTTCGCGTGCGCCGTCACTGCTCCGGTGCGTGCGTCCACCAGCTTTGGCTTTTCCTGGATAGTGAATACGCCTTCTTCGATGAGCCGATTAACTACCTCGTGACCACGGTTGCCGCTCAACACTTCCGAGATGGTAGTATCTGGACCGGACTGCTCAAGGGCTGAGGCGATGTATTCAGTAGCCCTCGGCGACATGCCACGAGCGTCCGTGGTGGATTGTTCGGCGGGCGTTAGTTCAGCGGTTTCCCGCTTATTCATGTCCGTGACGGCGCGAGACACATCCGACTTAGATGCCAGCTTCCTAACGAGAACAGGCTGCTTCATACTGGCCACGTGACTCGCATCGAAGCCAAATTGCCCAGCTTTTTCGGAGAGGGTGTTTCTGTAGGCCGCTGCGCCTTCTGGATTGCCCTGATAGACGCGCTGAAGAGTCATCACGCGACTATTCCCGCCGTACACGTTTCCATTGGAATCTATTACAGGAGGTCCGTTCGTGGCGGTCGGATTATCGTTAACAAGGAACGCCGGATCAAAGCGCGGGGAACTGTTTATTAAAATGCGTTCTTGGTTGGACGGATCGGCGTAGTTCCGGTCATTGCGAATCTGGTATTCGGGATTCGCCTGGAAAGTGTGGCCGCTATGCGAGGGCTGGATATCCGCTAGTTCGCGGAGCTCGTACTCGGTTTGGTATCGGGTGTCTTCGCCGGGGACGCGGACTTCGGTGGCGCGACCAACCCTAGTTTCATTCCTTGCCGGACGCGATCCGAGAACCGACGCGCCTTCTCCAATTCCTCTTGGTAGTTCTGTTCCATACGGTGGGAGTATATCAGAAACCGGGGTAGGTTGTGGAGTGGATGGCTCTAAGGCTTGTACTGGAACTACCTCTTCTGGTCGAACTACGATAGGCTCACGTGTAGCCTGAGCGGGGACCTTTGAAGCAACTGGCGGCTCCGGAGTGGAAATCGGCGTCACTTCTTCAGGCCGTACAACCAGCGGACGGCGGGCACTGGGTGCCGTTCCTACCTGTCGCCGCTGCGCCTTCGGAGGCCCCGGTGCGGAGCCAGCCTTGCCCTCCGCGATCAGATCGTCAATCGCGATCCGATCCGGATTACTGAGTTCCTCCCATTTCACGCCCAGCCGTTGCGCTGCCGTCTCCCGCGCTGCCTGTCCTCGCGCTACATTCTCTGGGATGCCCGTCTCCGGAACTACCGGCTTGACTGGCGGCTGGAATACTTCGGCGGACTGGCGCGCTGTCTGTGGTCGCGGAGTTCCTGCGGCGCGGAATACGGCTGCGGATTCTTCGGCGGATTTGAACGGCGCTGGCTCGATAGGTCCAACAGGCTTCGGGCCAACAGTTTCCGCAACCTTCGCTTCGACTGGCGATCGATGCCCACGGCTCGCCACCAATCCGCCGCCGGCGATTCCAGCCACGTCCGCAATTGGCGCGGCGTAATCTGGGTCTACGCCGACCGCTTCCAGGCCCTTCTCCGTCCCGTACTGCGCTGCGGCTCCGGTCGCAAGGGCGCGGGCAGTTCCCATGGTCAGCGGCAGGGGAATGATTCCAGATGCCGCCTCAAGTCCGCCGCGGATCACATCCGATACCCCACGAGACTTAGCCTTTGCTCCCGGCTGGGTAGCAATCTTCTTGCCGCCGTAAATCATCCGCATCCCGCCTCCGATCACCGGCCCTAGTCCAAAATCGGGAGAGTCGCGGAGTGTCCGGCCTTCGCGGGCCGCCGTGCTGACGACTTCCTGTTGCAATTGATCGGGAGTACGTGGATTGAGGCGGCGCTCCTCGTCTGCGGCCTCCTTGCGTTCGTCCTGGGCCTGCAGGCCATAGGGGACTAGGCGGCGCGGGAGTCGCGGAGCGGATTGCTGGTCGAGTTCCTCCGGACGCACTACCAGCGGCGCTTGGTCGAGTTCGTCGATTCTGACCGTGATTGGCATTTAGTTATCGAGAACGAGCGTCCCGTCCGGATTTACGCTTAGAACTTTGTGCGGCTTGCCTTTATAGTTCACAGGGTCGCCTGGTTTGTACTTAGATCCACCCGCCGAGGGCGACGGAGACGCGGAACCGCCGCCCAGGAACTTTTCCATCGCTGGAGACAACTTGCTCTTCTTTTTAGGAGAGCGCTGCGTTAGCTGGCGCTCTACTCCAGCGAAAGCGGCCGGATCGTCCGCCAGGAGGCTCTTAGCTTCGGCGACCGCCGCTTCCAGGTTGTCGCCGTGCTTCATGCGGAGCTGGCCGACCACCTCGTTTATTTCCCGCGTCAATACTTGGTTGGGCGTGCTGCCGGCCTCGGTCTTAGTTTTTCCGATTCTGCCTAGCGGAAGCTTGCCACCTGGGGAGCTCGCAACCTCGGTAGGCTTTACAGATACGGCTGTGACGTTCCCTTGGTTGTCCGATTCAAAATGCGTAATGGGCTTCTCAGGGTGAAGTTGGTTATACGTGTCCCTAAGGGAATCCAGTTGCGCCTTCTTCTGCTCCGGTGGTGCGTCACTGCGGAATATTTCCAATGCCTGCCCTTCGATGGTTCTCGCGGGCGCAGGGGCGTTAGGCTTTCCGGTACGCGCCGTCCTGAAGCCGGTTGGATCGCTAGCGTCGGGCACGATCAGATTCTTAGTAGGGTCATGTTGAATCGGATCAGGCGGCTTTGGACCCACTGCTGCCAGGGCCCTCGCCCTCACCTCCTGTCCTTCGTAAGCCCCTGCGTGAGCACGCTTGAGCGCTAGGTCGGCTTCCTGATCCTCTGCTGCTCGTTGCGACGTTACCTTGTTGCCTTCGATCTGCGCTTGCTGCCCGTATGTATCGAGTCTCCGCTTCCAATCGTCAGTACGTCGCCGGAATCCTGCTTCCCCGGTTACGCCTTCGACTGCGGCCTGCGTATCGCGCGGGTCGATGCGCGTCCGTCCGCTGGCATTGATGAATCCAGCCCCACCACCAATAAGCCCAGCCGCAAGACGCTGCCACCCTGACGGTGCTTGGCGCTCCGGACGCTCTCCTAGCGTCTGCTTTACTTTATCCATCGCGGCGCTGAATTCCGGACTGAGCACACGACTGGAACGCGGCACAGTGATCGGTGTGGGCGAAGAGGCAGGCGCTTCCTCGGGATCATTCGGATACGTACGCATGGTGCGCAGTGGGTTATCGCGAGGGAGGAGATCGTCCTCTTCTGGATATAAAAAGCTCATGCGTCCTTACGGCTTTGCTCCAAAATAAGCGCCGACTCCACCCGCAACTGCGCCGGTCAATTTCTCCCACCACTTGGGCTGATTGTCCTGATTCGCCTGCGCCTGCACAGTGCCTTGCTGCAAACCGCCCTGCGTACCGTACAATCCGATCTGCTGGCCAGCCGCTGCATTCTCGTTGCCGCTCGCCACATCGCTCTGATGGGTCAGATATCCGCGACCTTCCTGCGCTTCCTTGAGCCGCTGTTGCGCGACCTGAGCGTTCCTGTTCGACAGCTCTGAATCGACCGCCGCGCCACGGTAGAACTGGTTTTGCTGATTTTCCTGCGACGTCCGCGCCCTCTGCTCGGCAATGATGCGTTGACGCTCTGCCGCGTCTTTCTCCTGCCCGACGGCAAGTTCCGTTCCGAGCCCTTGGTTGTACTGATCAACGTTGCGCCTCTGCGCGTTGATCTGCTGCTCTCCGGCGATATCTGCCTGTCCGGAAACCTGCGCAGCGTTCGTATTGCGGTCGCCGATATCGCGCGCTGTATCAAGACGCAGCGCCTCCATGCGGTCCTGCGCCGTAAGTCTCCGTCCGCCGAGCGCGAGTTCGTTACTGGACCCAATCTCGGCCGCAGTCGTTTCACCGGCGCGCCGGCCCTTTTCGATATCGCTCTCCCGTCCCGCCGCTGCGTCGCTGGCGTAAATGCGGGCCTTGGTGGCAGCGTCTCCAGCCGCCCCTCCACTCTCGCGCAACAGGCGCTCCTTCATGGCCGCGATACCACCGGGATCAACTCCAGCCGCTCGACCCTGCCGCTCCAGATCACCCATCGCCGCACGATAGCCGGTTCCCGCCGATATCCCAGCGCCAGTTACGATGTCCTGTTTTTCCTGATCGGACATCCGCACGCGGTCGGCATAGCCGGGGTCCTGCCTCAGTCGGTCAGGATCTGCCGCTCCACGTACCCGATCCTCGGAGGTGTCGAGCGTTTCGTTAACGCCAGGTACGTAGTCTTCCGATAGCCGCAGATCCGGTTCATTTATGGAACTATACAGGCCGGAGCGCAGCCCGCCGCGCGCCTGCCGCTGGAATACCTCGCTCGTGTTCTGGTTGTCGTTCGAGTAATCCGGGTTGTAGTATTTTTCCCGCTCGTAGCCCTTTCCGGCGATGGCTTCCTTTTCAGCGTCATTGAAATAGTTGACGTTGTAGGCGGTGTCGCTCGGGAGAATACCCTGTAGTTCCTGTTCGCGGATGATGGCATCGCGCTCTTCGGGAGAATAGCCGCCCCTGCCCCCAATGAGTGGATCGTACGCCTCGTCGCCGTAGGAACGGTAAAACCTGCCTGCTTGGCTGGCGTTGGTAGCGCGGTCTTGCGCTTGATTGGCAAGATTGCCGCCTTGTCCATAAATCCATCCTCGATCCTGGGCAATAAAGTCTTTGGCGTTAACTGCCATGATCCCTCCGCTACCTTTTCTCCGCAGGCTTCTGCCAGGTCATGGTTTTGAAATCAATCACGCAGCCCGAACATTTGGCGTTCTGAATCTGCTCGATTGCCTTCGCTGCAGACTCGCTGGCATTCTTGAAGGCTTTCTCTTTTTCGTAGTAAGCCGCAAGCGCCGTCGCCATGTCCGCACGGGCCTCGGAGACCGAGAGCTGAAGTTCGCGAACTGAACGAACCTCCGGGTCGGAGAGCTTTTCTGCCTCTGACTTGTCGGCGGAGAAAAGTGACCCGCAGAGGAGCGCTACTAAAATTGTAATTTTCATAGGATGCGTTCTAGTACTTCCCTTGGTTGCAAGTTACCGCAAATTGCGGTATGCTTGCGCTTGTGAGTATGGCAAATGACTACAAGTGCTTTAAGGTTGCGACTAGCGTCAGGTTGACACCGGAAGCCCTGCGCCTCTGGGCGGCGCTCGCGAAAAAACTTGGATTGACGAAAAGCGCCTGCCTGGAACTGGCAATACGAAAAATGGCCGAACTCAGCAAAATCGAGTAGGTACCCCATGCGGTTGCTGATCTGTTTAACGTTTTGTGTTGCGTCGATCGCCCAAGAGCCCGAAACCGAGATGGATATTCACGGAACCTGCACCATCACCGGCATCCGAAACGCGACGGACGGAACAACGGCCACCTGGACGGATCGCTGCAACCTTGAAACCATGACCCCCAAGGCCGGATTCAACAACCTGTATAGGATTGTCGTGAAGCTCTCCATGTCAGCGCCCATCGCCACAGACCTTCCGGCGATCCATGATTTTGTGAAGGCGCAGAACACAACCGCCGGAAACGTCATCTTTACGTCAATGCTTTGGGGGAAGATCACCGTTTCACCTAACAGCCCGACCCTTCGCGCCGCTCTCGCATCCCGAGCGCCGGCCTTTGAAGTTCGCCCCCAAGTCCTATATATTTCGATGTTGAACGAATCCACATTGGAAATTCGCGTAGAAGAAAAGTATGAAGACTTCGACGGAAAGACGCCACTCCTGCCGTGGCAGTTGCGGTACGTTGAATCGTTCCGAAGATTCTCATTTTCCCGCTAGCAAGTTGATGCGTATATTACGCCACCATTGATCGAAATGGTGCAATCGCTAACCCCACCGCTATCGCGAACAGAAAGGACACCTGTAAAGTTTCCGCTCGAAGTTGTGATTCCGTTTGTGGCGTTGATGATGTCGGCGTAGACAACAAGGGGTCGGAGGCTGGAACTACCAAGGGTATAAGCGCCCGTTGTACCGGGGAGAAAGTTACCAGAGGTGTCAATTTCCCAGCGCTTCGACGCGGACGTAAAGAACGCCAGCGGCAAGTACGTTCCGGAGCCGGTCTTTGAAGATGCGACGGCAACGTAGTTGCTGGCGATGGCCGCGAACGACCCGATGGAGGCATTTGTTGCGGCGGTCGCCGAGACAAAGGCGTCCTTGCTAATGATCGCGCCAGCGTTATAGGACACGTCGGTGGATGTCAGGTTTCCATACAATCCGCCATCCACGGTGATGCGAAATCTTTCTGCCGAGTTCGTAAAGATCGCAATCGGCAGATCGGTTCCAGATCCGGTATGGTTCGAGCCGATAGCGACATAGCTTCCACCTATTGCAGAGAACGATCCAACCGAGGCGTTGGTTGTGGCTGACGCGCTATAGAATCCTTGGCTGGATATAAACGCGCCTGGACTATAGGAAACATCCGTCGAAGTTAGGTTTCCCAGTAACCCTCCGGCTGTCGTCATCCTAAAATAAATAGACCCATTCGTATAGAAGGAAATAGGGTTAGCGCCGTTAGTTCCGATCAGGAATGTGCTAGGCCCCACTACGGCCGATCCGTTAGCGAACCCCACTAGGCCCTTTGAACTCGCTGATGAATCCAAAAATTCAACCGCTGAGTATCCTGCGGTGTTGCTGTTTTCCACACGCACCACGGAATTTCCAGAAGAGTTCCGGTGGAAGTAACTTAGGCCCGTCACATCCATATCGTGGCCAAAGTACTGGTTCCAGCGATGAGTGATGTTTCCGAGCTTCCACGTCACGTCATCGAACGGAACAAAGTCTCGACCTACGCAGGTTCCCGGAGCGCCTGCATCCGTTCCGCCGATGCACTTGAAGTAGATCGTGTTGTCATTCTTGCGAATCTCAAAGGAGTTCCCAGTAGTAGTGCCTGCTGGATCTCTAATGATGAGACCTGCCACGTCAACACGCGGCGTCTCAACAAACACTGAAGCGTTCGCGGCCACGTTTCCGGGCTGCAGTACAATATTGCCGTTACTGGTTCCAGATCCGATAATCGTTAAAGATTGGCCCAGCCCGTCGCAATTTAGAGGGAACCTGCAAAAGCCATTTGCCGATATAGAGTCCGGTGCCCTTAGTCCGAGATAGTTCACGCCGTTTACTTGGCGCTCCCTAAAGCGCAGTTCGCCAACCGCAGATCCGTCAGCCAGCGGAAGAATAGTTACCTGAGCGCTCCTTACCTGGCCGGAGGCCGAAGATGCCACTAATAGTAGGGCTAGTCCCCAAGGAGCGGAACGGCAACGTTTGACCATAGTAGATTTTGGCGAGCCACAAAAATGAACTTGTTCTGCGCCCCTGGCGTCGTAGAAATGTCCACCGTTGTCGTTGAGACGAATTCCGCCGACCATGTAATTTGCCTGCCGCCTGTCCCATCCTGAACAACGAAAACTGTTAATATGTCTCCCTCTTTCGGCGTTGGAAGGCCGGTAGAAATTGCTGTCGTCGGAGCGGTGAGGGTAACAGTGAGAACGCTGCTTTTTGGTAACGCCGCGACCAGTACGGCGAGAGCGGCGATGCTCGCATTGATGATTGCCAACAGCGCATCGACATCTTCCACCGAGTAAACGTTGAGCCCTGCCAATGCCCGAGTACTGGCGTCTAACTGGGCCTGGGCCTCCTCTAGCGCCTCTGCCGTCAGATCCGAATCCCGATTCCGCAGTCCACGGATCTGATTCGCGAGAACGCCTAAATCCGCCATTTACCTGTTCCGCCACATGCCCCGCCAGTACGGTCGAATCTGCGCCAAGTCGAACCACTCGTTAACCGCATTCGTCCGAACGCGCACCGAGAAATTGTCCACGTCCTGCAGGTCGAACTGAACATCGGCGTCCTGATCCGGAGCCGCTGCCAACGTCGCGGTGGATGCTGCATTGCGCGTGCGGTCAGGGCTGTACGCGGTGATCGCCAGCGTTCCTGCGCCCTTCACGCTGAGCTGCAGCCTGCCGACGCGGCTCGACTGCAGGGAGTCTCCCGAGTCCAAAACCTGTCCGGTCTCATAAATGCCGTCGATGGCCACTCCCTGGTCGTTGCGTTGATTTTCAACTTCCTTCAAAATCTGGCCAGACGCTGCAGGCCCAACCCACAACACCGATTCGTTATTGGTCTCCTGAACCATCCCGAGCGAAGAGAATAGGCCGCTGGCGAACAGGCTTGTACTGTACGTGTAGATCGCAATATCCACGTCGTACGGTGTCATTCCCTTGGAATAATCGACAACAATGACGTGACTCAGTTCGGTCGCCGAGTCCAGCGGAACGCCGACAAGACAACGCTGCTTAATGAAGTCGTCAACTACCTCGACGGCGTAAGCAGCTGACCAGTTGATCCGGTCCCACTCTGCGCACAAATACGTGATCGGCTTCTCTTCGTAGACACCACGGAAAAGAAACAGGCCAGCCTGCGCTGCAACCCAGCCGTAGTCGCCGGCAGTTCGATCCGTCACGCCCAGCGGGGCAAGGGTTCCAATCGCGCCGGAGATAACCTGAATTGCTCCCCATGTCGTCGGATACCCACCGCGATCCGACATGCCGTAGGTCCAGGTCGGCCCGATCAGATATAGAATTCCGCGAATCACTAGGGCCGTGATGACCCGCCGCACTCCGGGCATCTGCCGCTTATGTAGCGCAGTCGTAATTGCCTGGTGGTTGTTCTCGTCGCTGATCCATACATCGGTATCGGCTATATAGACTATGCGCTGCCCGAACTGCTTCACGAAACCGGGAGAGAACGGCCCTACTCCTGACGAATTCTGCGTATCGTAGTCGAAGTTATCGACCACTTCGGTTCCGCGAGCCGCAAGGTCCTCGTCTGAAACATTGATATCCCAGAAAAAACTGAATCCAGGCGTCCCGCCCGGCAGCGCTACGGGATCTCCGCCATCGGTTCCCGCTGGAACGAAGTACCAGATATTTGGATTGTCCTCCCGGGTCATTATCGGATAGGCCAAATCCGCGTCCGTTGGAATATTGGCGACCACAGTAAAGCGCAACTTCTCAGAACCCGTGCTTGTGAAGCTGGCTGGCGTGAAAACTGAGCCGACAACCGGGCCGGGACGCCCTGGAAAGCCAGAGCGTGACTGCATGATGAATCCGAGATAGTGAAGGCCTGCTGTGACGACGCCCGAACCAACAGGCTCACTGCCGGTCGCGGACGTGACGGCCATCGGCGCAGCGAATGCCTTGTCGGCAGGGTAACCAGCTAGCGTGCTGTTGACAACACGCGCCTCGGATTGTCCTAAACTCGAAGTGTTGAAGACGGCGATGAATGCGCGTGGTCCGCCTTCGGCCACAGCCGCAGCGCGGATGCTGGCCACCGTGAAAAGGGAGGTGGCTACGCTGGTCGCGATATTGAGGGCCTTTACGGTCGTTCCTTCTGTATAGATGACCTGATTGAGGCCACTGGTGATCCAGTTGTAGATAGAAGTGACTTTCGCGGAGACGGCAAAGCGGTTTGCAAAGCCGTCCCGCGTGACAACGCGGCCAGGGGGGAATTTGACGTTCTGGCAAACGAACGCCCGATTTGCCTTGGCCTTAATTAGGTCGAGTTTTGTCCATGCCCCACGAAGCGAAGTGATTAGCTTTGTGGACCATTTGGCGAGGTACATCTGAATTTACGTTGTGAAGCTGCCGATTGAATACACCGTGTATGCTTCTGCCGCAGCGGTTACATTGGTGAGTACAACCAGGAACCGACGCGAAGCGTTCTGCGCGATAGTCATCGTTCCGCTGAGCGTTGCCCCAGATCCGGCTGTTACGGTGATGGTTTCCGCTGCGTCTGCTGTATTGGTGATTTGGAACTCGAACGATTGCCCAACGACAGCGCCGGGAATAGCGGCGACGAGCAACGCGGCGGTCGGCGTCACGTCGGATCGATTCGCGCCGTTCGGATCGCGGAGGAGCAAGCCTCCGAGAATCTGAGCGGCGGTGTAGGTGGCCGCACCAGCAGTAGTAATTGTCGAGACAGTGCGAGAGGCGAGCGGGATCAGGTTTGGAATCTGAACTTTGTCGCCAGCCGTAAGGCGCATAAGTTCGACCACTCCAGTGCCTGCTGCGTTGACTGCAGTGATCGCTTCGTTGTTAAGGGCAATTGGAGGAATGGCGCGATTGGTGACGCTCTTTCCCCACCAATATGCGTCCATGACGCGAGCCAGAACCGCTTCGATTGCGTAGTTTCCAGTTGGATAGGGCATCGTGTTTTCTCCTTATATCGATGTCCTCCCTTAGCTGGGGGAACCAGGCGAGAAGAAGATCAGGCCGGTGATGGTACCCTGCGTAGTAATCGCGCCATCGGAAAGCTCGGTAGCTCCATTCCACAGCCTGACCGTCGCGGTCCCGTCCGAAACCAGGGTGATCTGCGCGGCGTAGCCCAGCGAGTTTCTGGCCAGAATATACACGATGTCGTTGAACTTCACCTGTAATTCGATGCCGACAGAATTGAGCAGTGCCGTAAAGTCGGCAGCGGCAATCGTAATGCCGCCGGTCGCCGTGGCGTAAGTTTCGGTTGTCACCAGCTTAAAGGGAATCACTCCCACCATCCGGATCACCGGCAGAACCGCGCCTTTCGGGGCGGGGAAGAAAGAAAGTGTATTGGCCATCTCGTTTGTTCTCCTGTTTACGTCGTCTAGGCTTTCGCGCGCCTCGATTTACAATTCCCCCGCTGGCGCGTCCGGCGAGAGACTAAATTTGTCCGTTGGCTAGAAGTAGATCGCCCGTGATCGGAATGTACGGCGATAGGAAAGTGATCGTCGATCCGGCTAGCGTGTAGTGGACGTTGGGATATTGCAGGATTCCCCGATTGTGTAGTTCCAGGTATCTCGGAGTCTGGTCCAACGTATAAACCGCAAGTCCGTCAGTGCCGTCAGTCCCACTCGGAGTTCCAGTGATGATGAACGGAATCATATTCTCTGTCGTCCCCGCTACGAAGAACCGAGCACCCAACCTTGCAAGCGTCGGCACGCCGGCACGGAAAGGCCTCGGGGCGACCGGGATGTTCTGCTGCGCCGTTATCATCGGGCCGATCAAGCGTCTTGCGTCGCCGCCAACAATCCCTTCGTGGAATCTTGGACCTACTGCTTGGGTCATCAGATCCTTGCCAAGCTCGGGATCTCCCTTGCGGGGGGCCGCAAATGCTGCCGTCAGCTTTGCTAGAAGCAGGCGAACGCCATCGATGCCAACGGACCCAGTAGCGGGAACCGCACCGCTCGCATAATACGTGATCTGCAGTTGGCGGGCAGTGCTGGCTGCGACGAAATAGAACGTATCGTCGCGCCACTCAAATTCCATGAGGTTGTCGGACGAATCCCGTTGCCACAGATTGTCAACCTGATTGACCGGCGAATACCTATCGGACGATCCGCTGAGCCGCTCTTCGAGTTGAATAACTTCCCCAAAATCCGCAATTCCTGCAGTTGCTGGCGTCAGGCTTGCCGTGCTCACCGGCAGCGTATACGTCGTGACTTTTTTGACCTTCTGGATTTCGTAGAGAACAAACAGGTCAGCCAGCGTGAGATACGCCATACTGAACGCCCACGTTTGGATAGGCGCCGTGAATCTACTTCCCGCCGTGTCATCCAAAAACTCCAGGGCGTCTGCCTTGATCGCCTCTACAGTGCTGATCGCCATCTATTTAGGCAGCCTGAATCGCCTTCATCGCCGCTTTCTTTTTGGCCTCAAGCGCCGCGAACAGTTCGAAGTTAACGACGTTGCCGCAGCCGAAGCATGTAGCCGCATTAACCGGAACATTCTTGCGGCAGTACGGACACTCGGTCACGTCGAGATCGCTTGGAGGATTGAGCCACGCTGGCTCACGGCCGAGACCCATTGCCGCGACACGCATGAGCCACGTGATTGCCTTGGCGCTCCGTGGATCGGTTGCGAGGCTGTTCGCGAATTCCATGCGATCCGCAAAGAACAGGCTCTGCGCCTGACGGCCGGCCGTGATCTCCGCTTCGGTCGCCTTGCCGGGCTCTCCGCCTTGCCCAGGATCGGCGCACATCCACACGCCAGGGTGGCATCCGGCGCTCATGCCGGGAGAACCCTGAGTGGCGTGCTTCAGAAAATCCAGGCCAACCTCTTCGGCGCTGAACTTCTCCTTGATCTCCATGTGGCTGACCGGCGCTCGGTTGGATTCGTATTGATCCTCGATCACCTTGTAAACAGGATTCTTGACGCGCTCGCGAATTACGTCAGCGGAGCAGTTTGCGGGAACACCTTCGATCCAGAACTGTCCAGTTGGAATGAATCGCGGGCGGGAGATCCCGACCGTCAGCGGATAAATCGATGCGATTGTTACTTGGCTCATAAAGTTTTAAATTCCTCCAAACGAAACGCTGCCACCGCGCGACGCGCCGAGTTTGTCTTCGAGCGCCTTGCCGTTGTCGAATGCCGGCCAAAAGTCGTCCACGATGTCTTTGAATTCCTTCTTTTTGTCGTCAATGGGCTTCTGCGCTTCGCGGCGACACATGTCGAGAACTTCACTCCAGTTCGCCGACTCCTGTGCCCGGATGCGGGCTATTACCATCTTTGTGTCTTCCTCGTCCGGCTCCTGCTCGGGATCGAACTGCGTATTCTCGATGGCGTAATACTGTCCCTTGTACGGGTAAGGGAAGTCGAGCCCGATACTGTTCGCCCACTGCTCAGGAGTGAGTGTCGGGGTTTTGAATTGCGCGAGCACCCAGCAGTCTCGCTCGAATTTCTCTGCCCAAGAGTAGCGACGATAGCGGGGCTCGACTAGGATGAGTCGCGGCCCAGGAAGGAAAAGTCCGCCAGCGCCCCTTGCTTGCGGCTGCAAGACGTTCTTTGTTCCCTCTTTGACGAAGTAAAACAGCTCTGCGGCGCGCTTCCAGGCGTAGCGGGGCTGGTCGGAGACGAGTCCGAGAGACAGGCCTAGTTGCTTGTTGAGGTTTGAGATGCGTTTGTTCATGGGGTCGTGTGGGCCGACCCCGGAGGGGCGGCTACTGCTGTGTTCGGGCTAGGCGGCGGCGTTCACGGCGTCTAGCAAGATACGCTTCGCGGTTCTCGGATTGATACTTGTCGATAAAGCTTCGCCGACAAATTTTGCAGCCACGGCCAATTCCTGTCTTTGTCTTGTACTCGTAGAGGTTGTCGCCGGAAAGCGGATGACCATTGATACAATGTGTTTTCTCAGGCAGAGGGTTGGCGGCACGGAATGCCCGATATCGAGCCGCGCAACGAAGTCGATCACACTCCCGACAGCCACGATGCCCGTCTTTGTGTATCGTGTTTCCTGGTGTGTACTCGTGACCCTGTGGACAACGGGTAATTGAGCGTTCAATAAACCCGCGACCGTTCGGCGTAACGTCAACATGTTGGAGCGCAGTGCGTGATTCAAGGTGGTCCGGGTTACAGCAGGCAGGGTTCTCGCATTTGTGATGAATCTGATTTCCCTGCGGGATCGGGCCAATTGCAAGCCTATATGCAAGGCAGTGAGTCTGTATTGGACACTTTGATCCTGTGACGATTCGCAAAGACAATCGACCATAGCCCTTGCATTTTGACCCCTGCCACTCCCAGCAGTCGGTTTCCTTTTTGAGGCTAAGGCGCGATGAAAATCTGTATAGATCACTAGTCGAGAGTCCGAGAAGGTTTCGCTGAAAAGACGGGGCATGAAGGTTGTCCATGCCCCTATTTTGACTTGTCTATATGTTATAAGTCAAACAAAATAGTACTATTGGTAAAGCGGCGGCGCGGTAAGTCCGTAAATGAACCCTCCAGCCCCAGGGCGGACGTTGTACGGTTGCTCTTCACAGGTTAGCCCGAACCACACTGCCGCCGCAGGCCCACCAGACCCGCCGGACAGTTGGAAGAACCGGGCATCGGCTCCACTCTTGCCGGGCGTCTCGAAGAAGTCCATCTCGCCGAGTCGCGCCCATCCCCACAGTTCCGGGATGATGTAGTCGATGCGGGTTTCGTCCTGATGGATATCGACCATGTGAGGCATTCCGCACCACATGAACGATTTCTTGCCCTTCAGTTTCGGTAGCCGGTCCACCGCTTCGGCTTGAGTGGAGCCGAGATCGATGCGTTGGATAGACATCACGTTCATCCAGATCGCTGCCTGTTGCGACGTCGGGCACAGGCCGACCATATTGTCCGCCTGCTTGCCGAAGCGCTTTAGGTTGCGGTGGTAGAGCGCCATACCGTGCTCGTGGGTGAGTCCACCGGCAGCGTTGACCGAGTTGGCGATAATCTCGTTCTCGTTGGCGCGGTTGATGCCGAGCGTGGTTCCGGAAGTGGCCGAGTTATTGAAGTATGGAATACCCTGGATTCCAGCCGGAGACGCGCCGGAGGTTCCCTCGAAGCACATCTTGTCGGTGGCAACGGGGCTGGTAACAAGTCCGCTCAGTAGGATAGTGCGAGCGCCGGGGTCCCACTGCTGGATGTAGAGCGTGCTTGAACTTTTAAGTGTGGCGAGCGTGGTGTCGTAGATGTTGAGGAACTGGCCACGGCGCAGACGCATCACGCCAAAGTTTGCGTCCATCGTGTACTGCGTCTTACTGGAGACGGTAGCGGTTGCAACGGCAGTCGCCAGAACGGCTGTTCCATCGCAATGCAGGAACTTGTCGCGGTAGACCATGAATTCGGGAACTGCGTCCGCGATCATCGCTTTGAACGGATTCTTGATGGCAATCGTCTTGTTCCGCGTCGCCTTGATCGACAGGTGGTCGATTTCAAAATTTAGGCGCAGCGGGAAATAGCTGGAGATCATCACGACGCCGCTCGATGCGGTGCCGCGGCCCATGTCGCCGCCTTGCGGGTTGTAGGTTCCGACACGGCCGCCGTTCGTTACCTGGGCCGGGATACGGAAATCGCGCTCGCCGACTTCGGTGACTTCTCCCTTGTCGATCAGATCCGCCGCCACGTTCCACGGCATGGAAATCCATTTGTCGAGCTTTTTGCGGACTACCTCGGACTGTTGATAAAGCTGGGCAGTACTCATCTTTTCCTCGTTGAGTGCGCGCTACCCGAGAAGGGCGTCCAATTCCCGGCGAAAACTCTGCTCTCCGTTCCAAGGTCCGGTATCTTTTGCTGGAATGAGAGACGTTTTCGGGGCTGGACCGCCACCGCTGGGCGCTCGCTTGTTTTGAGCAGCCGCAAGGCGCTCGTGCTTAGAGTCGATGTTCACTTTCAGCGACCTGCCTGCCTCAGATGTGATCGCCGGAAGGTGCTTCTGGACGATCTGCTGGGCCCTCGATTCGTGCCTACGGACAATTCGCGCCGCAATCTCCTGCCGCTTCTGTTCAGAAGGGGCCATCCGCGCCGACTTGAGCTCGATCATCATCAGGCGCTGCCATTCGGCGTCGCCTTTGAGTTCGTTCTGGACAAGGCTATTCAGCCGGTCCTGTATAGCTCCGAAGGTCTCGGAAAGTTGGGCTTTGTCGTAGTTCGGTTTGATGCCGGCGAGTGAAGTTTCCACTACTTTGTGGACCGCCGATTTGGAGTCTGTGTCTGCTTTTACTCGGAAATCCTGCCATTGCCGATCGATCGCCGGCTGGGGCGCTGCGGTTCGCGTGGCCTGGTCTTGTCTCGGCTGGGGCGTGGCCCGCTGCTTGGGAGTTACCTGGACGACCTTTCCCTCATCGTCGATGTATCGATTGAACAGGCGCTTCTCGATATGCTGCGCCGAGCGAGTCAGGTTTACGTCACCCTCGGCCTTAGCCAGCTCGTAGAGATCCTTGATAAGGATGTCTGCCGCGCGACCCTGTAATTCTCGATACGCCGCGGGATGCTTCTCAGCGATCGTGTCGAAGAACGTCGCGGCGAACGGAACCATTGGGTCCGAAGAGACGTCGCCGTTTGTCAAGGCGTCCTGCGCTTGGCCGAGAAAGTGATCGACGATGCCGCGTGGATTGGCTCCGAGGAAATCAAGGCGCATCTCCTGGTGGCCCAGAAACGCTTTGTCGCGGATATCGATGGCTTCACGAAGAGCCTCTACCGTAGGTGGCTTGCCGTCTTCCGTCAGGGGAACTAGACGCTGTTCCATCTCACGGCGAAAATGGTGGCCTTCCTCGAACGTGCGATAGCGCTGTTCGTTGAGACGGAATTCTTTCTTGCCGTCCTTGTCGATGACGCGGACGCCTTCCGGCAGATCGGGAGCAGCTTCAACTGGTGGCGCTTCCTCTTGGACCGGCGCTTCCTCGGCGACGGCTTCGACCGGAGGGATCTCTTCGACCGTTGACTCCTCGACTGTCGTGGCTTCTTCGGTCGCAGCCTCAACGGCTTGCTCGGTGGACTCCTCGACGGCCGGAGTCTCTTCCGCGAATGTCGATTCGAGATCGGCGGCGAAAGAAGGGTTCTCGCCTACAGCTAATTCATCTGCCATGCGTTTTCCTTACTGAATTGTTGGTTGGATTGCGATCGATTCTGGATTGATCGGCTCCGGAGGTAGCGGTTCGGACTGCGCGTCTTTCTTTGGAGGCGCGGAGCCTTTCTCTTCTTCCGGTGGAGGCATCATTGCCATTGCCGCCGCTTGAGCCATCTGCCGCGCCTGCCGCGCGCGCGCCTTGACGTTCTCGTACCCGGCGGGGGCCTTTAGTTTTACCTTGTCGCCCTCATCGGAATTCATCCAGCGCTGGGCAACGTTGAGGAAGAACGCCGGATCTTCCTCGATATCGTCGATTGGAATCGAAGGCAGCATCACCGGCTGGCCGGTCATCATGTCAATGTCTTGAACCGGCTCTTCCCTTGCGCATCGGCCGATGATTCTGACCGCTTTCTTGTAGGCGTCTTCCATCGGAGATTTGAATCCGGCGAGCTGTAACAAGTGGAGGAGTTCGCTAATGTTGATGATGTCGGTCAGCGCCAGAGACTGCATAACCTCCGGGGGAAATTCCTTCAGGAGCCCAAGTAGACGGTCGGCCCGCTCGGTAAACGAGAGCGCGATCCCCTCGTCAGCCTCACAATGCCAGAGCCCTTCAGTCAGTTCCGACTGATCGACGGTATCGGAGGAGACTCCGAATCCAGTGTCCTGCTGAACCTTGATTTCGCCGGAACCGTACTTTGCTCGTAGGCGCGTGCCATTTTCGTAAACTTTTTCCCAGAATCGATTGTGGGCGTTTGAGCAAGGCGCAAGCGTCATCATCGCCTGGTCCTTGCGCTGCTTGGCTTCGCGATAGGTACTGGTAGGCTGGCCGCCACCCGCTAGTTCCGGTCGAATGCCGGTCACATCCTGCATGGTCAGGCGCGACAGATTCAGGAACGGAACAAGTTGGTCGCTGAACCGCGCCATCGGGAGTGCTGCGATACCTTTCGAGATGTCGCCATTGTGATTGCCGATGGTGAACAGGATTTCGTTCGGCGTTGGATCGTTCTCGCCAGCCGCTCGCCGGCTTAGGATGGCTTGATCGACGATGGTCTTCGGAATCGCGCGGAGAATGGTTTCTACCGCGAGACCCCACATGTCGTTCGTGGCCTTCTGGAACGGAATCGCATCATGGATAATGGGATTCTCCATGATGTATTCGCCGCGGCCGACTTTGCAGACAGCCCATCCGTCGTTCTTGTTCTCGTCCTCCAGGTTGACCCAAATGTCGTTCACCTTGGTTGCATGGAGACCGTTAGGGAAGTGTTCCTGGAGCAACTTGCGCTTACCCTCGTCCTCGACTCCCTCGAAAACTTCATAGTCGAGAAACGTCTGGTCGAACAGCCAATGGCTTTTCTTGTGCGCGTTGCCCGATCCGCTTGGAAGCGCCGTCGCCTCCTGCGCCTCGACCCCTGCGTTCGTGTTCGCATCGGCGCGACCGCCGCGACCGTCATCGTGACGATGTTCTTTGAGGCGGTTCCGATAAAGCCCGAGTAACGTGTACTTGTCTTCGAGATACCGATAGCGTAGCCACTTGCAGTCCTCCATTCTTTTCTTGCCGAAGGGAACTTCAACCTGAAGAATATTGCAGTGGCTCAGTTCGACGTCGCCGTTCTCGTAAGATTCCTCGCCGACCTGCTCGGGGATCATGGCGATCAATCCGTCCGGTTGCATCTGCGGAACGAGTTCCATTTTGGGAACCTTCGTGACTCCGTACTTGCGACCATTAGTAACGTATCGGGTGTAGCCGAAGCTGGGTCCAGTCACGTACTGGTGAAAAGATAGGTCAGGCTGAATCTCGTCAGCCTGCCACTTGGCGCGAAGGTCGATCACGCTGATGTCGGCTTTCTTCGAGGCGTCGATGGAGTCCTGGCTATCAAGGTCGTCCGCCTCGCACTTAACGTTTGGGGCGCTCTGTCCGGTCACGGCGACGAACTTCCAGCAATCTCCGGCAACGAGGTTTACTGGATAGCAGAACTTTTGCTTCGCTCCGTTTTCCTCGGTCGAGCCATCGACGGAAATATAGTCGGCATACGCTTCAGCCCCGTCATCGACCCACGCCGGCGCAAGGAAGTGATCCCCTTTTACGAACCGCCAGTTGCGCTTTGCCCGGTTGACGGCAATCCGGCGCTCGGAGGCGTACTCGTCGTTGATGACGCTTGAGACGAGCGTGTCGAGGTCTGCTCCAAGGTAGGCGATCAACTCGCCTACGGTGTCGCGCCCTTCTTCTTTTGCTGAGGATGGAGACACTAATTATCCATTAGGTTAAACTGAAAGAGGTGCCAAGCGAAGATCCACAGACGCCATACGAGAAGATGATTGAGCGCATAAACATGGACTGCAGCATGTATGCCTGCTGGAAGCCGATCCGTGGATTTGTCGCAGTTGATGCTCCGGGCTGTGGCCGTGGGGATGATGGCGAACTCGGACTCTGCGAGGAGCACGCAATCACTCGTGGGATTCCCGTTAGATGGTTGGAATCTTGATGTCCAAGTACCACTAAGAAGCTTCTTTAAGTCCGAACCGGATCAGCGTTTCTTCGCGGAATCTGTCGTGCTGCGCGATTACCAGTTGGCTACCCTGCGAGCGCTCGCCGCGCTGGGGAGTATCGTCTGGTTCGTGGACCATACGAGGGGGCAGGTGTGGCGAGTCAGGGAAAGGCGCTGGACGACCAAAGCCCTGCCACTCCACATTTTTATCCATCTCGAAATAGGTGGTCAGCTTTTGGAGTAGATGCCGGTTATCTTCGCGGAGGCGCTCGCGGTCCTGGTCGGCGCGCTCCAGGCGGTCCTGCAGAATGGCCTGCTCGCGCTCGCCGCGTTCAAGTTGTGCGAGCAGCGAATGGTTGAAAAAGCGGAGAAGCCGAAGGATCACGCCGGATATTCCTCTTCCTGCCCGCCTTCGGCGACTTCCTCGGTCGGGCCTTCCCGTTCGCCACCGACAGCAAAAGCCTGGCAACCTCCATCTGGAACCACGGGCGTGGTCGGGTCCAGATCGCACGCCGCGTTGCCGTCGAAGTGCGAACAACCCTGGCATTGCATCTCCGGGCCGCGGTAGCCGAGCATTTGCAGGGTAACTCCGTTGCCAGCGGGCATCTCTGGTTCCGGCTCCGGCGGTGGCGCTTCAACTGGTGGTTTGGCTTGGCGCGGAGGCGCGGGTCGTCCTTCAATCGGGCCAACCGGGCCAGGTCCCATCATCGGAGGCTTCTTTTTCTGAAATGGTGATGCGGTCATATCAATTCATCCTGTGGCGGCTACTTCCGGCGCGAGCGAACGTCATCCCGCCTTCGCTGTTTCCGTACTCTCGGTCGTACCTCGCTGACTGAGTGGCGTAGATCATCCGAAGCGCGTTAGGATCGTCCGTCTGCTGTCGATATTCCGCCATCTGCTCGTCAACCCAGTAAGCCTTCGGCATCTCAACCTGAATATCCCGCGCGGCCATGAATCCGTAGCGCACGCCGTCGTAAGTATCGTCGCCATCCTGCCCGTCATCGGCGTCCACTTTTAACACGTCCTCTTGCTTCGGTGGCTTGGCGTGCTGCAGCATCGGCATACAGCGGATTACGCGCGGGCAGCCGGGTCCGCCTTCGTGTTGGCGCTGGTGAAACTGCACACGGGGCAGAATTTCCGTTTTTTGCTTCTTGAAACGCCCTAGGTAGTCGGTGTACGCGAGCATTCCCTTCTCTTCGTACAGCCGCTTGGCGTATTCAAGGTCGGGAACCGCCGCCACTTCCCCCGGCCGCCAACGCAGCAAGTCCCGGATGAACGCCGCCCCCGCTTTCCGGTCGTGATTCGCCCGCTTCAGAGTGATGCAAGCGCTCCCCGTCTCGTCGGCGCGCCGCTGAGCGAACATGTACTCAGCCGCACTAGGATTTTCCTTCGCAAGCGCCCGCTCTTCTTCCGTTTTCTTCATCAAAAACGAGGAACCGGGCCCGAGAATCGACAGAATTCCGGCCTGAACCTGCTGCGCGAGGGAATTCCGCGCGTCGCGGTCGTCGAAGGCGTCCGGCGACATGTGAATTGTGATCTGCTTGTCAGGCAAAAGATCCAGATCCGGCGCCCACCACCGCGCCAAGCGCTGCCCTAGTTCGTAAGACCCGACGCCCTGCACGTCGAGCTCGTCATAGACGTGAATCCGGCCATCCTGCTGGCTCAGGCAGAATTTATAGAACGAAGCATGGTGCTTGTAGCCCCAGTCCCCACCTCCCCAGCGAAACCACCATGGCTTGAGTGGTATTGGACGAATGACATGATTCGCCCAAACAGGCTCCCCATCCCGCGCGCCACCCGCCGAGAGTTGATTGCGCCACTCGCGGAAGAACGTCCCCGCCATCGAGTGCCAGAGACCATGAATCCAGGCGTCCTGTGTCTGCTTGTCCTGTGACAGCAGCATGCCCATGTAGTTCGGATCGTTCTTCGAGTAGGGATTGTCGGCAACCTTGGCCGGCATGAAGATGCGAGACAGTCCCGTGATCGGGTCTTTCATCCGCTGACCCCACGGATTCATCCCACCGCCAATAATCGGCACCTCCACAAAGCGATTACACACCCACGCCGAGCCGTCGCCGTCCGGGTTGGTTGTCGAGAAAATCTGGGGCCGCGCCTTCCCGCCAGAATTGAAGGCGCGCAAGCTGGCAAGCAACTTGAGATAGCCACCAAGCTTGGGGATCAGCGTCAATTCTTCGATGAGAATCTTCCAAATGTTCCAGCCCTTATACTTCTCGAACGCATCGTCGCTCTCCAGATGGTTCGTATAGATGCGGGCTTTCGATTTGAACTCGATAATGGTCGGGTTGCCGGAGCATTTCGCGCCAAGTGGCCCGAATATCCGCTTTGCCTCTTCAACCCATTCCTTCAGATCCGCCGCGTTGCGTCTCAGGACGAGTGCTGTGTAGTTCGGATCGTTAATATAGGTCGAGTACAGGGGCTCGCTCGGATCGAGGTCGAAATTACCCAGCAGTAGCCAGATAATCCCGGCGATCGTCTTGCCGCCGCCGCGTGCCCCGCCATACAGCACCTCCGTCTCGTTCCGCCAGAGCACCTCGTTCTGGGGCCCCTCGTTCGCCTGGAACAGCACCCTGCCGTCCGGGTACTGGAGTTTCAGCAGCGGGCGCGGCGGACGCGCCCGCAAAGCTGGGCCTGGGTTCGGGATGTCGGTTTCGGCGGGGGCCGTCATCTACGGCTTTGGCTTGGGATGAGTCGCTACGGCCGGATGCGCCGGGACTGGCGCAGGGACTACATTGGTGAATCCATCCGCCCTGGCGTCAGACTCTTCAACGGCATTGTGCACGAGCCGGTCGGGACGACTGCTCTTCGGATCGGAAAGTAACTTCGGATATCCAGGAACCGATGCGCCGATGACTGGCTTTGATTCCGCAGCCTTTACCTTGAACGTCTCGGGCTTTTTCGGGTCCGTGGATAATATCGGGTCCGGAGTCGTCTGTGTACTGGCCGGAGCGTCGATCCTATCCAGCATCTCGCGCGTCTTGATCTCCGCCAATGTCTCGTGTGGGCGAGCCGTCAGTTCAACCTTCTGCTCGTCGGTCAGATTCTCGTAACGAAGCTCGGAACCAACCCCGAGCCCCAGTTCCGCATCGATCAGCGCATAAGCTTCTTCCGCTTTTCGCTTCCTGTCGATCAGGCTTCCCGTTACCCTTGCTTCCTCGGAAAGCTGATAGATGATGTACCGCAACCGCAGAAATTTCTCTTTCATCGCTTTTTCGCCTCTCTAGTCGTCTGAACCAACTTGTAATCGCGCCCCCGCAACATCTGCGTCAGCGCCGCAGGATCGTACCCAAAATTTTCAGCGCCGCAGGGGCATTTGTTCTCCGGCGTCTCGACGTACGGCTCCGTTGAAGTCTTCTTGCCGCACGCCTGACAGATGATGTCGATGGTCATGCCGATAACTGTTCCCCGTGAAACCTTATAACCGCCGCCGCAGAGTTCAACCAACACTCCCGGAACGGCAACTCCGGCCGCACGATTAACTTCGGTCGCGCCGGGCACAGGTAGCGAACACGATGCTTCGTCCCATGCGCCTCGTAACCGCGATCCAGGTAGCCCTGAACGTCGGCAATACCAAGTGTCGCGACCTTAGCCCCCGCTACGTCGCGTAAATAAATGCTTTTGCGCGTGCGTCCAAGCGCAACGGTGATTACAGAGTGATCGAGTGCGGCCATAGTGGCGTAGTTGTGGCGGAAAGTAAAGCGTGGGCTTATGGTTTACGCCTCAAGCTCGGCGATTTTGTACACCAAACCCTCGATTGCCGTCGAGAACCTGTGTATCTTGCTCACAGCGTACAGGTAAACCTAAGTTTTGTCAAACATTTCTGGCGATCTACGGTTTGGGGGAGTATAATTGGGGCGAGAATATGAGCATCACTCGGAGAGGCTGGCTTAAGAGTTTGGCGGTAGCGCCAGTAATTGGCACCGCAATAGCTTCGCTTCTGGAATCTAGGGCGGATGAAAAATGGCGACCGCGCGATACGAGCCCGCTGCATCCAGACAGCCTCTTCCGCCGACAGCATCTCGCTATCGCGTCAGAATGGCCACTGGTTCTCATCACCGGCGCCCGCGGCACTGGTAAGTCGTGGGTTCTGCAGCGTATTGCGGAGAAGGAGCAGCGCCGTTTTCGCCAGGTCGGAGTGGCGAGCGGATTACTTCACATGGAACCGTGGTCTTGCGAACTAGATCCGACCGGCCCCCTGCTAAGCGCCATCAACCCTGGCCCTGATTTGCGCATTGGCTTCCCAAGTCCTGAAGTTTTGCTGGTGGACAATGCCGAGAACTTTCCCGAGAATGAATTCGGGGATCTCATGTATGCAACCCGCCGCGCGTGTCGCAGCTGGTCTGACATTCCTCGCCGGATTGTTGTTGCATCCGCGCCCTGCGTTCGCACCCGCGAGATTCTGATTGAATCAGGCATATTCGAAGTCCACCATCTCGGCTCAATGTGGGACAACCCGTACCTGCGCACATGAGTCTCCTCCACCGCCTCTTCGGCTCCACGTCCGACGCTACTGTGCTCTGCGGGCGCTGTGAGCGCGCCCTCGACGGGCACGACGCCAAGGCCTGCGAACGCCGCATGTCCCGGCGCTTCTTCTTTGGGGTGTGCGCAGGGGCGGGGGTTGCGGCGGCCACGATACCGGAGGCCGTCAAATACATCGAGTTTGCGAACGGTGGGAAGATCGCCGTTGGAACGACAAACCCCTTCAAAGACCAATTTGAGCAGGCGTATCGGGAACTATCAGCGGAGATGAATATCCATTTTTGGAAGCACCACGCCAACGTCGCGCATTGGCAGGGACGTATTCCAATCCGCATCGACCCCGCCATGCCGCCGACTGAGATCGCTATCGAACAACGTGGCGTCGAGGTGTCGCGCATCGTGAACCTGGAGCGACGGGGATGACCCTCTACATCTCCAAGATCGACTACGAGGCCAAGACGGTCACGCTGGATACGAAGCCACCACAAAATCAGCACGTCAATCTACAACCACCGAATTATCAGCTAGACGATTTCTTACTAGGAGGCTCCACCCTTCGCCGCGGCGTCGCGCTTTGCGTAGATTGCCCGGATGGGCCGGCGTATTGCCCGTGGCCGAGGGAGTAGATTATGAAACTCGATAATAAGACTCGCGACCGAATCCTGGAAATCGTCGCCGTTACAGCTCTTGCCGATGAGGAAATGATGCTCGGCATCCCGCAGACGGCCGATAGCGTCCGGGGTCTACGGGGGCGCGCGATTCGACGCTACCACGGTCCAATGCTTCCATCCGAGGCGTTCGGTATTGGCCAAGTTTTTGCCGACTACCGTTTCACCGCGCGAGTGAAGCGCACCGCTTACATGATATTTGAAGCGATCGAATGCAATGAAGATGCTGATGCTCAACTACAGGCTTGGCGGGAATTATTTGAAACCGCGCTCGGTTACGTAGGTCCACGATGACCAAATCCGACGCCCAGATCGCGGCTGAGTTCGACGCCATCGAGGTGTCTCGCATAATCTCACGACTCAAGCTCTGCGGATGCGGCCAACCAGAGATCCCGTTGCGCGTCATCCGCGAAGCGCTTGAGGTTTTGTGGACCCCACAAGTTAATGAGCCAGGTTTTCACGAAGCACATGAGGGCCGATGGTCCCGTATCGAAACATGGATGGGACCGGAACCTCAAAGTAATCTGGCCTGGTTCGTTTTTTACGTGCTCGACACCTGGAAATTGACCGATCACGGCGGAAGCTTGCCAGGGTGGCTCACTGACGACGGTCGCAAGTTGCTGAAGTTCCTGCAAGACACCGACTGCAGCCGTGAGAAATGGGACGATGCGCCGGGGTTTGACCCAGAATAATCCACCCCACCGACCACCCGCCGGATGGGACCCTAGGCTACATCCCTACCGAATAATCATTTTTCGGTACCGAATAAATACCCCTACCTCGTCACCTTGTGCACAAACCCTCGCGACACCTTAAACTCCGCCGCCACCTCCGATATCGAAGCCCCCTCTAAGCGCCGCTCCCGCATCTTCCCACGGTCCACGATTTTTTTTGGGCGTCCGCCAATCCTGCCCTCGCGTCGAGCCTTCGCCAACCCTGCAAGTGTGCGCTCCGAGATTCGCTGGCGCTCCTGTCGTGCAATCCAGGCCGCGATTGCAATCATCAGCTCCCCGGCTGGCCCCGTCGTTCGGAAATGCTCCTCCGTGAAACTGACAAACTCCACGCCACTCTCCCGTAGCCGCTTGATATGCAGAAATGTCTCCGGCACGCCCTCGCGCGTCAGCCGATCAAGCGCCCAAGCTACCACCAGATCGAACTCCCGACGCGATGCCCCCGCGAACATCTCCCGGAATTCATCACGCTTCGCATTCTTGCCGGTCGCGTGATCGACATACTCGCGGACAATCGTCCAGCCTTGCCTCTGACAGAACTCGCGGAGTTGTACGAGTTGATTTTCGGTGTCCTGTCCTTTATCTTTTGTGCTGACCCTTGCATATAGGGCTACTCGCATTTGCTTTCCCTCCAAAGATTGGGAATTCATATTGGGGCTTTAGCCTTTAGGGCCGCGCGAGGGTTCCCTTGACGTTTTGGGTAGCCGGGTACCCCTCCCATCCGCCTACCGCGCGCCGGCCAAATCACCACCCAAATAGTATCACAAAACGGTCGTACTGTGAACGCTAAATAAACACACCTAACCAGTAGACCTGTCAATAAATACATCCCCTATGGCGACCTACCCTTTAGTGAACGCACCATATTTCGCACGAGCGATTCCGGCTGATCGCAAGTGTAGGTAAAATATGGCGATTCCGCAAAATCAGCACTTTTCAATAGAAATTTTGACAATAGGAAGCCCTAGGACGGGCTGCTGGGGGTCAGGTGATACTAGGATATGGCGGAAAACTAGCTTGTTATCGCCTTCACATCGATCGTGTTGCCGTCCTCGATCTGGCCTGGTTCGCTCTGGTTCGAACCAGGTTCGGCAATCTGGACTGACTGCGCCATGATGATCACGAAGGGGCGTGCCGTCTCGGGGGTTGCGTCCTTGGATAGCTCACCAGTGGCGTTGCCGAGTAGCTCAGTAACCGCCTTTGCTGCGTTGATAGCGGGTGCCATTGCGCCAACGTCGCGGAATTCTCGATACTCTTCGCCGTTGACCATCACGGGAACTTTAATCGGATCGCCGGCGGAGTCGAACATTGGCCGGCCGTCGGCGTCGAGCACGGCTATCTCGGCAGGATTGCCGTTGATGATGAGTGGTTGCTTGACGGTGACCTTCTGCATCTTGATGGCCCCGTGAGCGTCTTGAACGTACTGACGACTCTCGGCCATAAGAAATTGAAGACTCTCGCTAAACTGCGATGCGGCCTTATCTTTGAGTTTCGCGGCAGCCTTGGTAATATGCCGCGATAGGTGATTTGTCTTGTGACGCTGGACGGCAGAATCGTTTAAATTGAATTGCTTCGCTATGCTTCGTGCACTAGACGAGGCAGAAGCGAGGCATGCGTCGATAGCCAATCTTTGAGGGTGAGAACAGACAGTACAAGTAATCTCGCGGATAATTTTCTGTCTATCTGCTTTCTTTTCCTGTACTTGCACAACCCAATATTACTACTCTTTCCCTCCCGATGCAAGCGCCGTCTCGCCGACACATTGCGTCCAACAAGTGTAGGCTTTTATCTCCTTTAGAATCAAGTACCTTACACTTCCCGACACATTTACAGGTGTTTTCTATTTACCCCCAGGGTATATCGCGCAACTAAGTTGTTGATTCTATAGTAAGTCATTGATAATACATACTTATCAATACTTACATACTATATATATCTCTTTTTAAAATATAAAAAATAAAGTGTAGAAGTGTAGGAAGGTAATAGAATGAACAACTTGCAAGTGTCGGCGAAGTGTTGGGAAAGTGTAGGCATCTGTAGGTTGTTGATAACAAGCCTACTATAGTTCTTGACACTATGTCTATGATCATATAGTATGGTTCTGTCAGGTAGGAAACAGGAGAAAACGAGATGACAGCAGATCAGATACAGGCAGTGAGAAGGATCGGGGTAGCGATACTCGAAACAGTGCGAGAGTCAGGCGCACTCGGAGCGCCCGGTGGCCATCTTTACGCGGCACTGATGGCTCATGGCTGCACTTTGCATCAGTTCGAGCAGATCATGGGCGGTCTCGAACGCGCTGGAATGGTCCGCAAGTCTGGAGACTGCTACCACTACGTACGCGGGCTATCTGTAGCAGCCTAATCGCAGAGTGGGCCCTGGAAACAGGGCTTAATGCGCGGATCTTGGTCACAGCGCCAGATAAGAGCAGAGGAGAAAACGAGAATGATACCGAACGAGAGAACCAAGGAACTGCGACGAGAGATCCGCGATACCCGCGCCGAAATGAAGGCCAAAGGGATCAAGCGAACCTCTTGCTTCAATGGCGGTTTAATTGGAGAAGTCTACAGTTTGAATGCTCGCATGTTTCAACTTGAGACTCACCTGAAAGACGAAGAGCGGCGCAATCTGGCGGCACATGGCATTACAACCTAGCATTCCAGGCCCACGTCAAGCCGGAAACTCGACGCGGGCCCTAAATCCAACACAGTGAGGATATTCACCATGCAGGATCTAAAAAACGGTACCACACTCAGCAAGCCGGGCCAGAAGTGGTTACTACCTTACAAGCGCGGCAAAAAGAATTACGAAGATATCGGATGCTTGCCGTATGTTTTGCTTCATGACCGCGGATTCGGCGGCGACAAGCTCTATCGCGTTGTTCGCAGGATGCCGGATGGAGGATTCGTTTATATCCTCTGTCAGGACGCCAACGGTGAACAACTCGGCCCGTTCTACAAGCGCCGCGATGCGGTGGCGATTCTCAAACAGAAGTATCAGGAGGCTTGCAGATGATAACAATTTTCAGTGATGGGCGCTGGGCTGTTGTGCTCCGCGTCGTTAACGCCCTATCGGTTGCAGGATTCGAGACCAAGACCGACACTAAGGGCACGAACGGGCGCTACAGCGTTGCGGTGGATATGCGCGAGCGCGTTGCAGTTCGGCGGGTTATTGAGGGGCTGGAGATTCAGAAGTAGTAACACCGGGCCCGCCTCGAGGTTCGCGCCTCAATCCGGGCCCTAACAACGCAAATTACAGGAGAATTTACGATGTCTACACAAACGGTAACATACAAACCTTTCGCGGTGAACGCCGATTCAGCCGTTCTTTACCGCCTTCAATTTTGGATGACCAATACAGAATGCGCGAAGTGGTTCAAACGCCGTCCCGAATTAACTCCCGAACTCATCGCCAACGCTAGGCAGCTTGAGATCGCAGGCAAGATTTACATGGGAGTTCGGTGCTTGACGACCGCAGACGCGCGGCGACTGGTTGCGGCTGCAAAGTGGGCTGCTGAAATGGCCAACCCGCTAGCGGAATGCAAGCATGAACATCTCGGCACGACTGGCGATCCAGAATCCTACACCTGTATGGACTGCTCCGAAACATTACCACGCCGTATTGCCGTACTCGCGCGTATGGAGGTGCTCTAAATGGCTACCTCATACGACGTGAAAGCAGTTGCCGCGATCATCCGCGCAACACTGAAGGCCGCATTCCCTAAGACAAAGTTCTCGGTTCGCCTCGATCGCTACTCGGGCGGATATTCCATCGATGCGCGATGGACGGATGGCCCCACCGATAGCCAGGTTAAGCCGATTCTTGACCGATTTGAGAGCAAGGGATTCGACGGAATGACCGATTGCTCGTATTATTGCGGGAAACGTCGCTACAAGGGCGAAATCGTCAGTATGAATGGCGGATACGTTCGCGGGACTCGCAACATGTCGAAAGCTGTTCTACTCGCCGTGGCTGATCGTGTCGCTTACGAATGCGGAACGCAGGCTCCGGAAGTCAAAGAGCACAGCGGGAAAGACGGATATGCTTACCTTGCGGGCGATTACAACCAGCGCGTACCGTTTCAGTGGCACTCACACTGGATCGACTCCGGAAAAGAGCATGACAAGCGCCGGAAGTGGCTAGGAATGGACGATATCACGGGCCCAGGTCACCTACTGGCGCACGATTCGCATGAAGGCGAGTACCTGACACGCCTGATCGACCGTATCGCCCATCACGTCTCCCTGGAAGAAGCGCAGCCCGTCGAACTGCCCGAATACATAAACGAAACTGCCACGGTAGAGACCGGCCGCGCGTCGTTTGAGCCGAAAATGCGGATGTTCCCGCACCTGGAAACGGCGCAGGCTGAAGATAAGGCGATTGCCGAGTTTGAGAATGTGAACCTGGAGGTTATCAACTAGCCCCTGCCTCCTATCTAGGGCTTTCTTCGGAGAGCCCCTGATAGGGATTAGGGGCAAAGGAGACAATATGGGAATCGCAGCATACAACCGAGGATCGACCGCACTGTCGCGAGAAATCGACGCGGATCAGCGCCCGGTGGAATTCGAAATCATGGAACGGCTGAACGCTCTGCCGAAGTATGCGGACGCCGGTAAGCCGTTCGGCCCGATTGATTTTCGCGAGTCGAACGGTATATGGTGGGCGCTCGATCCCGCCGAAGGATTCGCGGGCTTCGGTTTCTGGTACACGTCACTACATGAAGCGGTTCGACGGTGGCGCGTTCAGATCGTTGCGTTCGACAACGGGGTATGGAAAGCGGAGGTCTCCCGATGAAACACCAACCTAACCTCGCCGAACTGGAGCGCCTCTGTATGAACTGGAACGGAACCTATCCAATTGGAACTGAGGTCGAGTACCACTCGGTTATCGGTTCACCAAAGCACATCGTAACGCGCACCCGTACCGGCGCTTATGTTCTGAGCGGACATACCGCCGTGCTGTTTGTTGAGGGCGTCTCTGGCTGCGTAGCATTGGAAGCGGTTGAGCCGGTGACGAAATAGCCCCATACCACAACCCACCCCGTGAGAAAATTGCGTTTTTGCACCCTCACGGGCGGGGCGGATTGGCAATTTAGTTTAGGGGAAGGAAGGGAGAAGAGATGGCCGAACAAACACTGGTCCACTATAGCAAGCACCCACTTACGGAAATTAGATCGGTTTCTGTAGCCGAACAGGGTGATCACCACAAACCCAAAGGGCTGTGGGTGTCCGTTCTCGGGGAATGCGACTGGAAATCATGGTGCGAAGGAGAAGGGTTTTCCCTTCCAAATCTATCCATTGCGCACAGAATTATCCTGTCAGATAAAGCCGATATCCTGCGTCTATCGAACGCTCAAGATATTGACCAATTCACGTTGGAGTTTGCTAGGCCAGAGCGATACGGCAGTAGATACGAGATTGACTGGCAGAGAGTTGCTAACGGTCGCGACGGAATTATTATAGCGCCGTACGTGTGGGAGCGCCGGTTGAATGGTGGGGCAGACTGGTATTACCGATGGGATTGCGCAAGCGGGTGTATCTGGAACGCTTCAGCGGTCAAGCAAATCATCCCGATGCAGTCCGAGGCTGCAATCTGTGCCCACTAGCCCCGACTGCCGCGCGCTGGTGCGACCATGAAAACCCTAATCCTGAACTGCCTCCGATGTCAGCACAAGTGGCTGCGCCGGAGTCTGGAGAGGCTACCAAAACAATGCCCGAATTGCCACTCACCCTACTGGGCTAAACATCGGCGAATCACAGCCAATAGACCCGCTCCACGCACCGAGTCGATTTCCCATTAACGTCGTGTAGCGCGACCTGATAGCCGGCGGATTTGAGCATCTGGGTAATGGCCTTATCGCTGTGCGGCTTACCCAGAAACGGCCGGAACTTCTCCCGGAATTCCTTCATCGGGATAACATACTCTGGCTTGCCGTTCGATTTGACTTCCTCGCTCTTGCCGCAGCACTCCTCTATAAATCCATTGACGGGATTCTGCTCAAGCCGGTATTGCGCCACGCGCGCGGTAGATTCGTCGATCACCGTAAACTCGCCGTTGTTGCGTACCAGGCGGTCAGCCCCTTCGACGCTCCAGGCAAAAATACCCTGAATCTCAGCCTTGAGTTTGTCAAGAATCCCCTTATCCTGTTCACTCTTCAATAATACGTGCCTAAATTGAATCAGTAGTAGACGGTTGAACGTGGCGCGGCTGAGATCGTTGATGGTCGGCAGGTTGTTACAGCAGATGACGTGCTTACAGAATGGGGTGTAGTCGAAGGGCTGAAGGAATTTCGGATCGATCGATATCGGATCTCCTGTCGAGACGAGCTGCTTAAATCCGCCATCGGCGATCATGGCGTCGGATGGCAGCTCAGTCAGCAGGTTAACCATCTTGCCCACCAGGGGCGCGCGCTTGCGCTCGTCGGCCATCTGGTCGGTAGACAGGGTACATCGGTTGTGCGGACCCACCAGGGCGCTAAGAATGAGCGGAACCTGGCTTTTGCCGGTGTCCGACTCGCCTTGGAGAAATAAGGCTCGCTTATACAGGGCGTGCGGCAGGAGCACATACCCGAAATACTCCTGCAGTGCGTCGATCTTGGCGTCGGCGTCCTTATCGCCCCGGAACCATCGCTCCATGGTCGCGAGCCAGATCGGGCAGCGGGCCTGCGGGTCGTAATTGTGCGGGATGACGGTTTCGAGGTAATCTTCGCGGGCGTGCGCCCGGACTTTGCAGGTATGGACATCAACCACTCCATTAGCGCAGGCGATCTCTGTCGGCCCCAGCGCCCGCCATGGTATTTCGGTCTGGTTGGTGGCGTCGAGCACGTACTTGACGGCCTCCGAGCGCCGGGCGTCGGTCGTGTACTGATGGCTGTCGAGCGCCAAAGCATAGCTGCGGAGTTTGGAATTCGGGATGCGCTCCCAGTACCGCCCGTTGTACTCGCGCACCTGTCCGGAGGATTCGAGCAGAATATCGTGATCGCGCATGATGAGCCGCGCGAGATCGTTGACGACTACCTTAGCGGCGCTGTCGTTCGGCAGGTATAGCGCCGGCGCGCGGACCCCTGGCGGATGCTCGGAGCCGCGGGAGCCTGAGCGCTGGTCAGGCCGATGCTTTTCGATTAGCCTGCTGATTTTATGGGCGGGGAAGAACTTCCCCCACTTCTTATGGAACTTCTCGACATACTGCTCTGCCTCCAACTCCGGCAGCAGCGCGAGCTTCGGCACGAGCGCGAGCACTGCAGGCACGTCGGCCTTGCTCTCCATCAACAGGTCGATAATGTGGAGGTCTATGTCAGCCCTAAGGCTCTGCGCAGCGGCAGCCTGGTAGGCGGCGCTCTGGTATGGATTGGGGGGATGGGTTATACGGTCGCCTCCGGGGATTGGTTGGTGCGCGGTAGCCGTACGCACGACCTAACATAAGCCCTAACGCGTTCCAGGTCGCGCATTTTATGGTAAGTTCCGTACTCAATAACTCCCGCTATTTCCAGGCCGCGAACTCGGTATACGTCATGCGGTCCGGTAACATAGGTTGCATCACGAAATGCGCCATACCCAATCCGCTCACCGGCTTGCTTGGGGTTCTCGTTGGCCCACTTTACGAACTCCCGATGGCTGCCGCATAGAACGGCTACAATCCTACCCTTCATCGCCCCGCCACCTCCAAAATCCCCACGATCTGCCGTGCGATCGCCCGCGCCTCGGCCTCTTCGCGCTCACGCTGCTCAACGTGCAGCCGGTACAGCCGCCGAAACTCCGGATGCTCGGCCCGGTACTTGATGTAGGCGTCCATAATCTGCTGCGGTGTCGCCTCCCGGATCGCCCGGTTGCAGGCGTCCCAGCGCGACTGATCGGCGGCGGCAAGGATGCGCCAGGCGGCTGAGGATTTGTGGGTCATGCGACGGACTCCCGTAGCGCGTTTCGTAGAATTGAAACTACTAGTTTTTCTACCGCTGCTCTCTCTGGTTCGTTTGGCAGTTCCGACTTATCTCGCGCCGCTCGGCACTCCTCGAACAATCCAGTAGAATGCTCTTTGATTTGGGTTAATGTCCACTTGCCTCGCTTAATATCCAGCAATTCGGCGGCGTCGGTTGTTCGATATACCTGGAGTTCGCCGGTCTGCATGAATTCTTTACACATTCGGAGAAGGCGAATCAGATGCGCGGCATTCTTGGAATCGTAGCCGTGCTCTAAAACTAGGCCCTTGCGCTTTTCTCCGAGGTAGCCGATATTCTCGCCCTTCTTCTGATAATGTTTCAGTCGTTGTAGGAGAACGTCCGTACCCCAGTTCGCGGCATCGCGACTCTCGCCCGTGTCACGTTTGGGTTCCGGAAATACCTCACCTTTGTGGTTCGGGTGAATACCGCGATGCTTCAATTCTGCGGTGACCGCCATGTATTCGCGTAACTCGGCAGGGTCCCGGCTCTCCATCTTTTCAAGCTGGGCATGGGCGTATCCAGCGAATGCGTTGTAGACGTGCTTGCCGATAAATAGATGGCGGTTTTTGATCAGTTCTTTTGCGGCTCCGCTTTTGAAAAGGTAGTCCTCTTCGCGAAGCCAGAGCGTTCCGAGAATATTCGGGTTGCCCTGAAGGAGAAGCGACACGGCCTTGCGGAGTTCATAGAATACGCAGTCGTACTGCGCCTCTTTGTATTCCTTCGTGCCGCGCGATCCCCACTCGGACAGTCCTAAATAGCACTCCTCCGGCCCGACAACAAACCCCATGAGATCCACGTCGTCAATGGAGTTCGGATCGGTATTCGGAACGTACATGTTGTGCGCAATCGAGCCACGATAAGCAAGCAGCATCGTGCCACCTGGGATCTTGCACGCGCCGTCTGGATTCTTCAGATTAAATAGCGACCAATCCTTTACCATTCCACCTCCAAATTCCCCCTCATCCACTCAAACGCCTCAACCTCAACCGTAGGCAGCATCGCGGCCCTGACGACTGCAGCGTACCCTCCCAGCGATACCCAGTAAGCGCACTCCCCCGCAAGCCCCTCCGCGATCGCCAACCGCTCCCGATACTCGCGCACGGGCACCGAGTCCAGCGCCACCCCACTGCGCTCCGCGAGCACGCGCACGGCTTCGGGGAACGACAGCCCGTCGATAGCCCGGAGGAAGGCGATGGCGTCGCCGGATTTGCCACAGCCGAAACACTTGTAGAATCCGCGGTCGGCGTGGACGCGGAAGCTGGGCGTCTTCTCGATGTGGAAGCAGCACAGCCCGATGTAGTCTTGCGTGCGCCCGATGCGCTTCAGGCGTACACGTTCGGAGATCAGGGCGAGAATGTTGGCGCTGGCTCTGACTTGGGATAGGGCGCTAGGTGCGAACATGGGCCTCCCGCGAAGTGAGCCAAAAGCTTGTCAAGTTATTTATTTTCGCGTTGCAGTCGCTAGGGTTATAGTGCGCGAAAGGCCCATTTTCATTGGTCCGCGAAAGCCACTGTGATAAAATGGTTCTAGCTCGCAACCAACGAGCAGGAGAAAACAAATGAAGAAAGTTGATCTGTACTTGGAATCCGCTACGGATTACAGCATCACACAAGTAGATGGCGCAAAACGATCCACCATCACACCGGAACGCGCCCGCGAATTGTATGAAGCCGGTCAAGTCCGTGACCGCAATATGGCATTTGATAGACTCGCCGAATACCGCTTTGACGTAGAGGCGGTCAAATCTTACTACACCAGCATGAGTGCGCGGCGAACAGGGCAAGCCCGCACCTGGAACCCCAAGTTGGGAATTACTCAAGGGCTCTGATCCCCGCCGTGCGCCTCTCCGCGTGCGCGGGGCGTCTGCCGTGGTAGGCAGGGCCGGTACGAAACCCGGCAAGCCCCTGATCACTCCTCCCCTCCCGGCCGCCGCGCCCGAGACGGATGTACTTCGCCCAGATCGCCCATCGGTGAGCGCAGATTGGGCGCCCACACCTGGAAATACCAATCCGGCCATTCTATGCGAACGTCCATCGATTTCCGTTTCTCGCTAGCCGTCGCCGGAGCCGGTACGTCGCACTCGTGCGGCGAGAACGGGGTGATGTTGCGGCGGCTGCATGGGCCTAGGGGTGGTTTCATTGGGTGGCCTCGTTGATTAGAGGTATCCCAGCAATTGAATTTCGGCGGTAAAATACCGTGTCGTTGATGGTTTTCAGCGGCGAGATATCGTCAGGAGCGTGGACCGATTCGAAGTCAAATATCTGACGATGCAAGTACAGGCCAGCCAGATACCTGCCCTCTCGCCGCAGCTCTCTCTGTGAGCCCTGAATGGTCACGTGAAAATAGATCCACGGATAGTTGCTCCTTGAGAGCCCACGAATCCTACAGCGAAACCAGCCAGCATGTAATGTCTTGCTCATTGCGTAATCTCCTCCTGCCCCGTTCCGCCAAGAATCAGCCGCAGATCCGCCGTACGATCGCGATGCGGGCACACCGCCGTCAGTCCGCACGCTGGACATTTGAACCTGGCTGCGAATCGGGCATGGATATCCCCGAGCGTGTCTTCCTCGCGCACGGTCTCATGGACTTGCGCTGCGATAAGTTCCCTCATCGACGACACCTGCCCATCCCAGGGCGTGCCGAGCGTTCTCCGCGACTGCGGGCCGAGTTTGGCGTGGGCGTTGGTCATAAGGTGGGTTCCTTGGGAACGCAGTGACACGTATTCCCTTTGTCGAGAAAGCGCTGATGCGTCTGCGCCGCCGTGGTGGTGAAGAATCCCGCGCGACTCGGTTGGTGGTTGTCGTGCGTCCACAGGTTGACGTTGTGGTATTTGCCGCGCTTCTCCGCAACGATGCGCCAGCCTGCGGATTCAAGCTTCTCTCGGTCGGTCAATCTGTCGCTCCAACGTAAAAGAAGCAGCGCTTAGTATCGAGTCCGACAATTGGAACATTCGGACACGCCTTGATGAATTCTTCGAGAGTGGCGCGACGGATAATCTGAGCGGCTATCGAGCCATCATCAGAAAGGTAGACGCAACCCGGCGCCATATCCTCAGAGTGAACGATATAGACATAGGGGCGTCCGTCTATTAGTTCGTCTCCCTTGAAAAAGCAGTCGCCCGACTCCGTAACATGGTCGGCCTTTTGCCGGACAATATCACCGCGAGACAGTTTCATTCCTTTTTCCTCTTCTTCCTCTTCTCGACAGCCGCCCGCTCCGTCGCGCGCTTGGCAAGCCACCGCTTGCGCTCCGACTCTGGGAAGTAGTTAGGGCTGGCGATCTGCGCGCGGAGCCAGGTGGAGTAGGGGAGGGGATGGGGGAGCATCACGCGGAAACCTCCAGTCCATCGAACAAGCCAGGATGCCGCCTACATGCGGGTGAGAACCAAATGCGCTCCCGTGCCGAGTTCTCGCGCCCAGATCCCGTTCCCTGACTCCCATAACCGCCACGCGCTTTCCATGCCAAGCACTCCCAGGAGTCCGGCATCTGGTGTTCACCGTCGTACCCAAAGAGCGCAATCCTTAGGAGCGGATTGTCGCCGTTGGCGATAGCCCATTCGCGAACCACATGAGCAACAGAGCCGCTGTCAGTGCTGTACAGATCGCCAGTGCGTTCCGCTTCGTCAGCGTAAGGCGGATCTAGGAAGACTCCAGTAATACCGAGCTTGACCGTAGGCGAAGGCCCGAGCACGCGGCTCCAATCGCCACAACAGACACGCACGCGCCGCAATCGCTCCGCTAGTCCGCGCATGTAGCCGGTGAGAAACTCTAAATCCCGCGTTCCCGAGGTGAGGTCGCTTACGCACTCGAACTCTCCCGTTCCCGCGTTCCCGAGGTGAGGTCGCTTACGGTGTACTCCCGTTCCCGCGTTCCCGAGGTGAGGTAGCTGGCGATTTACCCCTTTTCCCGCGTTCCCGAGGTGAGGTAGCTGGCGAGAGCACCATCCCGAGCCGATCCAAATACACTGTCCCCATACCCACCATCCTGCGATCTTGACATCATAAAAATCAGGCTCCGTCTTCATCCGCTCGCGAAATTCTTCCTGATGAACCAGCCATAAATGCCGTGCGTGTTGATCCGCTTCGTTAACCGGATTGTCAGCGTGATCGGCAACGCCTTCCGGGTCACGCTGAACTGCTCTCCAGAAGTTTGCGACAAGGCAATCCAGATCGTTGACTGTTTCGATTCCCGGAGTAGTTGGTCGCCCGAGCAGCACCGCCCCGCTGCCAAAGAAGGGTTCGCAATAGTTCGCAACATCACCGAACCGATCCCAGACGATATCCGCGACGCGGGACTTTCCGCCGAACCAAGGGAACGGTGCTCGAAGATCCTGCTGAAGCAAGCGCTTCTCCGTACTCCAGTCTTTAAGCGCCAACGTCAGGCCGTGAATGTCTGGATTCCCGCTGAGCAACTCTTGCTCGACGGCGGCAATCTCACGGTCGCAGCGCAACAGATCGTCTTTCACTCGCACCCCCTGAACAGCGGCAGATCATCAGGCGGCTCACCAGCCTGTCCGCGCCACTTCCTCGCGCAGGTGCCGATCAGGGAATTCGGGTCGGCGCTGAGTGCGGGATCGGCCATCAGGATTTCGGCGACCTCCGCGTTGATCTCGTCTGCGGTTTTCTGCCGGCGCTTGACGGTGGGCTCGGGGATGTAGCGGCGCTTAAAGGACATGGGGCACCACCTTCTCGATGTCGTGCCAAGTTAAAGCGACGGCCAACGCAGCCCACAGATCCCCACTGACGCCGTAAAGCGGTCCAGGCGTAGCCTTCTTGCCTATCGCCTTCTCCTTGCCTCCAAAGCGGTCCAGGATCGCCTGACGGATATTTCCATCCTTCGCGCGGGAATCGTGGCAAAGGTGGATTTTCACTTCAAGACGCTTCATGCGACCGACGCGATCCATGCCGTAGGCTTCAGCGAATCGACCAGACCAGAAAACCGTCTCGAACGTGGTTTCCCCTACTGCCATTCCGTACGATGCGATCTGCTCGATAACAAGCGGAACGATGCGCGGACCATGCCGCCAGGAATACAGTAGGTCGATGATGTCCTGATTTGGCGCGTACCGCATCAGGTCGATACTTTCGCCGTTCCAGACAACAAGAGCGCTGTATTCGTTGCCGGGATCGATCGCAATGACGGGCCGCTGGGGAAGTGGCTGGATTGCTAAATCAGATTGCGACCGTATTGTTTCGGTACTTCGTGTTAAAGTTCCCATGTTCGTTAGTCATCCCCTGACTCGGACAACCCAGGCCCTCCCCATCTCCATGCGTTACCCTTGCCGGGGTAGGCAGATGGCGGGGCCTGGGGAAATTAGTTCGCTTGGTGCGCTCGCAGCACCGACACCTCCACGTCCGTCAAATCCCAGGCTGCGAGCACCACCCAAGCATCTTTCCCAATGCGCTTCAACAGGTACGGATCGCGCGGAATTGCGGTCCAGTCGGCTTCCCAAAGGATGTGGTAGTCGCTTAGCTTGTCGGCCGCCGGCCGATACTGCGGTGGAATGCGCGGAAGTTGTGCGCGAAGCGTTTCTCGCGACGAGCCGGGACGATCCTTAGTCGGCCAAGGAATCTTAAAATGCCAGTCAGCAGCATTTGAGCGGCGCTCGTTTGTAAATACAACTTCGTCCGAATACCACATGTGGCAGCGAACAAACTGCTGGTCTGCTCGCATAATAGCCAACCTCGGACGCCCACGCCCATCGATCCCGCCCCGCACGATAGCATCCTGAACGCTGATGACTTTCTTGCCCTTAGCGATGGCGCGGTAGATGCGCGTGATTTCCTTATCCAGCTTGTCGTGAACCTTCCGATGCTCGTTGTAATCGCGCAAGGCGATCAGTGCATCTTCCGGCGTGATAGCTTCGTTCAATGGTTGTACGTTCATAGTGCTCCTTTCTTACTACGATCAGCGGTCATCGTGCTCCTCCCCCGCCTGAGGCTTTGCCGCGGCGCTGGTGGAGAGAGTGTAGGAAGCCCAACCTACTCGCCTCCAAGGGCCAGCCGCTAATCGGTTCACGAGTTTGTAAGACTTGGGAAATCTGGTAACCCAATCTCGTGCTATTTCTTCGCTGGACTGCTCAATAATTCGATCCGTTTCTTGTCCACCAACGATACTCAAGATTCCCCACTCCAGCCTCCCGCACTCCTGGCAGGGCTCAGGCTCTTTAGCCGTTGGTCCGCCGCTCACCGCGTCCGCTCTTACCAGCGATCGCGAGGACTCATAGCACGGCTTGCCGTTCCGATAGAATTTGATCCACCATTTTTCGCCGCGCTGGTAGACTATGCCCGCACCGCGCCGCTTCAGCATGACGCCTCCGCATTTATGGAAATTGAGTGGAAAGAAAAAGCCAGATCAAATAATCGACAGGGCGGTTGCCGTTGACAGCAACCTGCATTTCCACAGATTATCTGATTGAATTCTGGTGAGCCGGGCGGGACTCGAACCCGCGACCCTTTGATTAAAAGACAAAATGTCACTGGGGTACTTCCTCATTAAACTCAATACTTTGCGATTTAAAAATGGAATTCGAGCGGAGCATTGCGTCAGCAGCCCCAGTTAGAGGGTAAAAGACGTTGGAAACGTCTGCGGCTGAGGCGTACACGATTTCTCGCCCGTCGATCACCACCGCGAGAACATCGAACTTGCCAACGTTTCGAGACACGTCGCAGAAGATGGCGCCGGACTGTTCACGGCGACCACTCTTCACCTCAACCTTGACCGTCTTCCAATCGGGGAGAATCACCAGCAGATCGCAGGGCGCTCCAGGACTCACGGCTTTGTACGGGTGTAGGCCCTTCGCGATCAGATCAGCCGTGACGATCAGCTCGGCAAGAACGCCGCGACTTTGTTTGTCGATGCTGTTTTCGGTTGCCGCTTTCCACTCCATCGGCACAATAAAATCGACAGCGGAAATCAGCCGCAGGTTGTCGCGGATCGCGCCCTCGCGCCGCATTATGTCGTCCAGCTTGGCGCGCGCCTCCTCTTCGGTAACCTCATCGATCCGACCGAGCATGACGCTTCGTCTGCCATCTTTCGCGCACTTTCCGGTCGCAGTGAAAAGTCCACGCCACTGATTGCCCTGCTTTGAAACGCAGCCGGTTCTCTTGCGCCCGCGTTTTTTGCGTGTAATCAATTCGACCTCCCGGCCCCGTTTGCAAATTCGGCCTTGGCCTGTTCGATTGCAAGAAATCCTGGACACATTTCTGCAAGGTCAGCAGTACAGGCGTCGGCGAATGTCCCCAGCTTCGCGTCGCACCTTTTGCATATCACCGAGTCGCCGAGAGAACGCTCGACAAACGCCCTTTCATCCCGCAAGCGCTGTGACAGTTTCATGCAGCATCCTCTTCGGCATAGGCCGCGCGTGTTTCTTCTCCATAGTTCGGCGGATCATCGACAGCGCCCAAGTGTCCAGATTTCCACTTGTCGCACCGCTGCCTCTCGGTCACATATTTCCCGGAGAATGGGCCTCCATCGACAAGACACATGGCCTCCACTGGTCCGCCGCCTCGACACTGCGCCACCATCTCGCTCCAGAAGCGACACCCTGCACAATTCTTTGTTTCACCGTATGTTCTGCTCAATTCGGCCTCCCCGTAGCCTTCTCAAGTTGTCCCCGCATTCGCTCTCGACTCGGATGCGTGTACACCGTGCTCATTTCCGGCCGATGCCCAAGGATGCGCGACTTCTCCTCGACCGTCATCACCTGGTCCATGTTGGTCGATGCCGTGTGCCGCAGGTTATAGAACGTGAGCCACGGCATCCCTACAGCCTTCGCCGCCGGCGTCAGGTAGCGCTTGGCGAGGTTCCCAATACGCAGCGGCTTCCCCACACTGGACACAAACACGGGCGAGTCCGGTGTGTTGAACTTCGACGCCTCGTAGAGTTCAGTAAAGGCCATCCAGGCGTCCACGGTCAAAGGGATTTCCCGGCGATGCACGTCACGCTTGGGTGATGCCTTCCAATGCCCGTTCGTGAAGCTCTCCGCGATCCTGATGGTGAAGTTCGGACCCACCAGATCAACGTTGCGCCAGCGCAGCCCGCACGCCTCGCCTGGTCGCATTCCGGTGAGCGCCAGAACGCGCACGAAACCGCGGTACCGCTCGTCGATCGCAGCGACCAGTAAATCTACCTGGTCTCGCGTGAGCGCCGTTTTCTCGGGGCGTTTGTACTCGGGGAGTCGGCAGCGTCTTGCGGGATTGCCGGTAGCAAGCCACTCGGCGTCTTCGGCAAGGTGGAAGACGCCAGAAGTAATTGCTTTAGCGAGATGGGCAGTTCTGAGACCCGCAGCAGTAATCGTTCGTTCCAGCATCCTTTGCACATCGTCCCTCCTGATCTCCGATAATCGCTTGTCGCCCAGCGCCGGCAGAATGTACCGCTTCAGAATCGACTCGTAGGAATCGCGGGTGTTCTTCTCCTTGCGGTTCAGATGCTCCGGCCGGTACTTGCGCTCGACGAATTCGGCAAACGTGGCAGCGCTCGACGGCGTGCGGGTGTTCTGATCCAACCGCGAGAGGTAGGTCTCCCAGGCCTTGCGCCGGGCCTCACGGATGCCGTAGCCGTCCATCTGGCCGTTCTGTTTTGATGGGCAGACCACGACAGGGGCGCTCCAGCCGCGCTTCAGCTTGCCGTCAGCGCCTACCTGATCCACCTTCCATCGAAGCTTCCACCAGCCATTTTGATTGTACAGATCACCTTTTTGCTGTAAACGTCTTCGAGCCATATCGTTGCAATCGTCTCCAAGGGAGGTTATACCGAATGCATCGATTACATAGGCCTCGGAATTTGTTTTTGATCTCATTCTGTCGCCGACTTCTCTTCAATGGAAAACCGTCCGTGCCATCCACGTTTGCGCTCAGTAACGGCAGGCACTGTCAGTGTCTGCTCGACAGTCCATCCTGCCTTCAACCGATCCCGCAATGTCGCGCTGGCAATTCCTAATTCCTCTGACCAGACGACCAACGGCTGAGTTTTTCCATGAAAGGTAAGATTGTGATTGCGATTTTCCCAGTTACGGGCTTGCTCTTTTCGTGTCGCCCAACGGCAGTTGCTAGGTTCGTAGTTTCCACTTGGATTGGGGTATCTGTCGAGGGTGTGTTTAGGGGACAACTTCGGCCCCATGTCCGCAAAGAATTTTTGGAAACTTAACCAGCGAGCGCAAACATCAATTCCCTTGCCACCATAATGCTTCCATGTGGGAGAGTTTGGGTTCCTCACCCTTGTAAGCATTGCTGCCCATGACCTGTATTCGCCGGGGTACAGTTTTTGGGTAGGCCGTTCCTCCCGCCCAGCCCGCGCGGGATTTGAGTGGAGAAGGGTCATGGGATTGGCAAGTCTCGGTATTTTATTCCGGCTTCCTCTAATAAACATCGAGCAAGCTTCAAATCTTCGTGCCAACGGGAAGGCGTTGGTTTAACCGGATATGAGATGATCTCGGTAATCCCAACCTGGATAATTTCAACAGTGCATCGCGTACACGGTGGACCTCCCCACACCAGTCCTGTATCATCCGTAGCTGCCAGATAGAGCGTACATCCCTTGAGGCGCATTCCAGTCCGCGCCGCCGCTAGTAATGCGTTCATTTCGGCATGAACTACCAACTTGAGTTTTGTATCCCTATCCCTCAAACGCTCTGTTGTGTCTGCAATCCCACGAGGAAACCCGTTAAATCCACCGGATAGAATCTCCCGATCAGGACCTACAATTACAGAACCTACCCGAGTCTCTGGATCTTTAGAGAGTCGAGAGTGATACAGCGCCATTCCCAGGAAATGCTCGTCCCAGCGTTTGCTCATCTCGCTTCCGCCCCCTCGTGCGGGTTAGTTGGATTGGGGTTGGTGGTCATGATCATTTCCGCACGCTCTTTAAAACTGGGCTCCAGAGTTTTGCGATAGCTATAGCCTGTGGGGTTGGAGTCAAACGCTTTCCTAGATAGGATTCATTCATCAGTTGGTCGCCTTCAATATGAGGAACGCCAAGCAGATGTCCAAGTTCGTGCATGAAAATTGTCCTATAATCGATTGCGGCATCATCGCGAATTCCGTCCAAGACAATATCCCCCTTCGTTGCGCACGCTATCGGGGTACCAGTTCCCGAGCAGGAGCCTTTCTCCCCGGAAAGTAGACGCGGGCGGCGAATACTCAGACGCTCAACGCCCAGCGCCTTTCTCCACGCGACAATGGCCGACGTAAGGGCCGAATTGAGGACTGGCGATACTACTGCAGAGTGCGCGGAGGTGATCGTTTTCTCAAAATTGGTGACCATGACTGCTTTCTTGTCGCGCTCCTGTTGCTGTGCCTTCACGGACTCCAACCATACCCTCACAATACGAAGAATTACTTGCTCGGGAGTAAACTCCGGGGCTATTTTCAATTCGCCACCATTCTCCACGTCACGGATGGAGGCCATCCACTTGGAGCCTGCGTTTTCGCAAGAATGTGTAAAAACCAGGTTCCCCGGAATGCGCGCCCTTCTTTCGGCTTCCGTGGATCGTTCGCACTCCTCCTGCGCTTCCTTGGTGCTTCCCGAGTACAGTTCAATAAAGGTGTGGCCCATGCCGTCCATTGCCGTAAAAATGCCTTGGGCTTGACCGCTGGCCGCAAAAATAAACATCAGATACAGCGAAAAATATCTTGTTTTCACCGCCCCACCTCCACCACGACCACGCGATTCCGCTTGCACCAGGAGCGCCAGGATTCAGGAAAGCAAGCGCCCTGTCGCTTACCGCTAATCCAAGTCAGCCTAAGCGGGTCACGGAACACTTTGCCTACCCGCCGTTCCCGCCCATCCTCCGTCCGCACCACGTCGCCGGGCTGGGGGTCAGATAGTGGACTACGAGTCATGACGCGACTCCAGGATCAATTCCGAGCGCCCGTAGTCCCGGTATCTCGACATGTACGAGAAGCTTTGGCCTGCCGCCCCGCTCCGGAGTAGCCTCACCGTTCCGTGTCGTGATCATGTACTCAGTTTCTAAGCGTTCCAATGCTAGATAAATGTGTCCTAGCGATACAACACGCCTGGTTTTGCGCATTGCATCGTAGATTGTCAGACCGTAGGCCCGATCCCCGAGTTCGTGAGCCGCTGTCAGCACGGCAAGATCAAAATTCGTCAAACCGCCCGCCTGGGGATTAGAAATTGGACTTCTCATAGCTTGGTCGATCCCTCCGCTGATTTTGGCTTCCAGCTCCAATTTGTCGTCCAGTTATGCGCCCAGGTTTGAACGTAGTCGCAATTTGGATGCAGGCAAATGAGTCCCCGCCTATCTGGCAGTAGGTCACCATGGCCACTCGCGCCGCACGTGTACGAATGCCATCCACGATATGCCTGAAATTCTTTTAGCGAGGCAACCTGATCGTCAGTAAATACGGGCTGGGGAGTTTTTGTTGCGTCGGTTTTCTTCGCCATACTATGCCGCCCTCCTGCCACTCCACTTCCTGCCTTCCAGTTCTTGCTCAATAGCGATCAGTCGCGAATCTGAATCCGCTCGCCGCTCGCCGAGCGCCAGCCGCTTCATTTCCGCCATAAGAGCAGAAGTGCTCCACGTGGCGTAGCGGGTGGGGAACACGGTAATCGTCATTTTTTCTCCAGATAACAAATGCACGGACACCGCTTGCATCCAACGGGAGCCTTCAGGTTGTGTTCACCTTTCGCGTGGCCGCAGCGACAAGGTTGGCTGGGCTTTCCCTTATTGCTCACGCCACCACCTCCACCGTCACACCCCGCCGCGATTCCGCTTCGGCTCGAATCTCAGGGCCGATACGCATTTCGGTCCAGGAATAGGCGAATTCTCTGCCGCAGTCCAAGCACGCAACATACGGGCGACGGCTGCGCTTTGTCGTCAGCGGGAACGTAATCCGCTGGTGGGTACAGATTCCGAAGATGGATAAAAGCGTCATCCAATTAAACTTCCTTGCGTTGAGTCGCCATGCCACGCTAAGAGATGCGCTGCCCGGTCATGCCTGGCTATTTCCATGTCACCTTTTCCACTTTGAAGCGCCCGTAGAAGCCGTTGTTTCGGGGCCGAAATCTGCCGACTCCGATGAAGTTCCCAGCTTCCCGCAAGTGATACTCGAAGGCGGTAACTTCTTCGTCTGAGTCCGGTACGCTCACCTTTTGCATGAGCGTCTCGTCGAGTACGTAAAAGGTAACATCACCCTCCCAGTTCTGGATGACTGGGAAGCATTTCTCGACACGTGATCCACCGCCGCGTTTTCCATCTGAAGGGACAAACAGCCACTCGCCGGGAACCTGATCCTTCTTGATCGGAAGAACGAGTGCTTCCATCACCAGTACACCAGCTTCGAAGTGCTTCGTGTAAGTCGCTTTCCCCTTGCCAGGGATTTGCATGCTGAGGAACTTGGCGGCCTCAGACAGGCAGTTTTTAAACGCCATCGGCGGCAAAAACACCGTACCGTCTTCGAGCGAGTGCATCCGATCCCGCCACGTTCTGGCCTCATAGTCTCTGTGGTTCTCGCCCTTCTTTTTCTCGGTCGTGTAATGTCGCGACTGAGAGTACGGGCTAATCGATTTCAGTGTTACCGTTGCTGTCTTCATAAACTCCTTGCGTTACCTCGCAATGGCCGACCAAGCCCCGCCCGGCTAAGTCAAGCTGAGCCCAACGATGCCGTGCCGAGCGCTGAGATGACATGCTCAGCCCAACCAAAGATATGAGTGCGAGAATTCCCTGTCTTGCGATACAAAGCCTGATCCCGTCGCGCCTAACCAAGCAGCGCCGCGCCCAGCCACAGCAAAATATGAGTGCGTCCTTGCCTTGCGCTGGCTTGCCGTGCCGCACGATGCCGAGCCCGGTTAAGTCAGACGAAGCGCTGTCGTGTATCGATCCTCTTCTGATCGGGGCCTTACCTTGCCTTGCGCTGCGACGCCACGGCGAGTCGGGCGCAGCCAAGCCGTGACTAATGTTGCCAAGTCGCGTCTTGAGAAAAGGTGTGCCGGGGTTGCCTACCCGGTCCTCGGTCCACCGTAATGGCCGAGAGGCTAATCCCTGTTCGCTCGCCTGCGTTATGGCAAGAAAGGTCGAAATGACCGAGAAGCCAGTATTAGGCGTTGAACCAGGGGATAGATCAATCACTAAAAGCCTCCAATGTCTTTGCCAGTGGCAAGCTGGCCTTTGCTTCCGCCACTCGCCCTTCGAGCTTTTTCATTCGCGCCGCCGTCGTCGCCATTGAGAGAGCACCGAGCACCGAGGCGTAAGTGTTGTGTCGAATCTTAGAATCGTTTGGCAGGGCGTCAAAATCTCGCACAGCCGTAATGGTCCGAAAGCCGCGAGTCGAGGCGCGCCGAATTCTCGTCACAGTGTCTTCGCCAGTCGCTACAATCTCAACATCGGAAAGCCGTTTCAATCCAATATTGCGAACCACGCCGAAGACGATGTAATCCTCACGAAGAGCCTTACGCCGTGCTGTCTGGATTGATCCGCGTCCACCGTTCTGCGTGTCCCTTCCGATCATCTTCGAGAGTTCCGCATAACTAACGATTTCCTCTACAGCCGATTTCTTCAGTCGGTCGTAGATCATCTTTGAATCAAGAGAGAGCGCTTGGATTACTTTGTTCTGCATATTAAATTCCTCGCCTTACCGTGCCCAGCCAAGCTTTGCCTCGCCAGGCCCCACGTTGCCGTGACTGACGACGCCACTAAAGCAACCCAGGAAACGTAAAAAGGACCGGGCTTGCGTTCCCGTGCGGCATTACCCGCTACGCCTCCTGGGCTGCTTAAGTCGGGCGGAATCTTGCGACCCCGCCCTGTGCTAACCGTTGCCCTCCCCCTCCTTTTAGCGCCGGCGGCCCTCCGGTTGCGGATTGGGATTCGGATTGTTCGCTGCGACCGCATCGGCGATTACCGTGTTCTGCGCCTGGAATCTCGCAGCCACATCGTCGATAGCGGTCTGCACTACGGCATTTGTTGCATCGTCAGCGCCCTGATGGGCGGCAATTGCCGCTTCTACGGCGGCCTTGATTTCGTCAGCTTGCCCTTTGAGGGCGGCTGCTACCGAAGGGGCGATACCCTCCAGTTCGGTTATCCGAGCAAGAAGCGCGGAAAGATCAATTGCTGGCATTCGGTTATTCTCCTTTCTCGATACTGCTCTTCAGACTGGTATTTACTTGGGACACCCGATCTGTTGCCAAATCAACTTCCTGCTGCTGACCACCATCGGCCTGCGATTCGAAGAAGTCAGTAAGCCTATTCACCGCCTTGGTGAGTTCGCGTATACCCGGTACTATTTCAATCAAAGCCATAACCTACGTTGGCCCTCCTTTCATCCCCACGGCAATTTCCGGGACCGTGGATACTGCGCGCGCCGGAACGCGGATGTCTGATGCTGGCGTCTCCGACTTGAACGGAGCGAACATCGTCGTGCATAAACGCGGATCGTATGCCTATCCTCATGAGTCTCGGCTCCCACCACGCCAGGGGACCGACCGAACCGCCAGCAAATCTTTTTTGCGATGCCAACCCAACCCGGATGCGGACCTTGCGGCCATGCAATTCCAGGAGCGCTGGCATCGCGAAAAACCCTATCGCTAGGGAAAAACGGGACGGCCCCGTTTAGACGAAAAGAGCCGTCCCAGTACAGGCACTACCGAGGCTCTACCCGGCCCCTTGATCCCCTACGGCAGCGGAGGCCGATGCTGGCTTGCTCTTTGCCGGCGGTCGTCCCCGCTTGGGCTTATCGACCGCAGGGCTACCGAACCTTGCTGTTACGATGTGGCGTCCGGTCTCCAGCAGCGTTGCGATATCTGCCTGCGGAGCGGAATGGAAATAACTGAGACATCGATCACGTTCGGTCATTTGTTTAGCCATCAGGCAACCTCCACACGAAGCGGCCCAGGCTCTACCCGAGTCGCTACAATCTGAAATCCCGATTCCTTGGCTCCGTCAACGAACGCCTTCCATGTGGTATCCGACTCCAGGGCTTCACATCGATCCGCGATCATCAGCCCCAGGTCGCCGCACTTCAATGCGGCCACCGAGAACGCCGTCAAGTACTGCCGCGCCGTATTCAGTTCATCGAACGGAATTCCGTCCACGAATACCTCGCCATCGCGCAATTCAATTCCTTCCAGCGGCTGCTCTGCCAGCTTCTTTTTCTTGAGCTCTTCGAGCGCTCGCAGGGATTTGTCGAACTTGTCCGACTTCTGGAAGTACTCGCGCACCTTTGCGCGGGCAGCTTCGATAGACGCTCGCGTTGCCTTGTCGCGAGACTGCGCCTTGACCTTTTCTTGCGCGACGGCGAGTTCGCCAGCGATTCGCTCGCGTTCCGGCTTGGCAGCGTCCTCGTTGTGCTTCAGGGCTTCCGCTTCCCGCGCCTTGATGCTGGCCACCCGCGTAGCCCGCTCTTCCGCCAACTTCGATATCTTTTCGTTGATCTCGTTGATGACGGCGTGCTCTTCCTTGGTCGCAGAAGCGATGATTGCTTTCTCGGCGTCGGCCAACTGACAATCAACCGTGGCCCGTTCCGCCTGCAGGTCCCGCAGTTCGCTTTCCCAGTCCTTCGTTTCACCCTCTTGCGTACCGAGCGCAGCCTGCAAGGTTTTGACAGTGCCCTCGGTGTCGCGCTGGATAACGTTGGCAGCTTTGCGTTTCTCGTAGATCCCCTTGTGTAGATCGCTTAGCCCGTCAAGATCCAGAACGCCGCCTTTGTATTCTGGATCGGCCGCCGCGATTTCTGTCGGCGTGAATGTTACTGGCATTGACTCCAGGATGAATGCCGCCCGGTCCTTTGGTTTTGCTTGGATCAACCCCAATGGGTCAAAGCTGAACCCAGTCGCAAGGCGCTCGACAAAAGCCTTAGGGGTAGCGTCTGGCAATTCCTGCCCTTCGGCGTCGGTCACAGTGAGCGTTGACGTCTTGGCCGTGACCGTCTTCGTGATGACGATGCCGGTGTCGAGCGTAAGAATAATCTCGGCTTTGCGCTCCCCCTTGCGAACGTTGCTCGGATGGTGACCACCGTCAAAGATGGTTCGCAGCGCTTCGATCAGGCTGGTCTTGCCGGAACCATTCGTTCCCGAGACGATGGTCATAGCGCCCGGCTTGACCAAAATGTGCTCAATGCCGCGAAAGTTGTTAACTTCAAAAGTCGCTAGTTTCATTTCCGCCTCATCTTGAACGCTTTCGAACCAGGGTCCATATCCGGCACGTTCTGGGCTTCTCTCGCCTTCGCTGCCGCAAGTTGCTCCTGGCTTTGGCGCTCCAGTCTCGCGTCGTGCTCTTCTGGAGTTTCTGGGCCATCGTCGCGTCGCGCCGGGATTACTCCCGCCTCTTCCAGCTTGCGTGCGGCCACCGCTTGCGCCGCTTCCACGCTGCCAGTTGCTTGCGATGTCTCGATGTCGCCCTCGTCATCCTCAGCGTCCAGCGGAATTTCGCCGGGCTGAAATTCGGCGGTAAAGGCCGCAGCTTGCTCTACCTCTGTCTGTTCCGGCTCCTCGCCCTCTGGCACAGACGCCGCGATCTGTCGCACTGGAGGTGCCTCGGGTAGTTCGGCAGTCATGACGGCGCGGAACTCGGAACCGTAGGCCAGAATCTTCTTGCGAATTCCCTCAATGCCTTGCGCTCGAAATTCCAGTGAAACGCAGTAGGCTTTCCCGGATTGCATTGTCCCGCTGGCCGTCTTATGTGCCGTCTTGAAAGGCCGCAGGATCATTCGCAGCGGGATTCCAGCGATAAAGCCGCACTCGGGATCGCCGCCACCCGTAAACCGCTTCAGCGCTAGGATGCTCGAATACAGGTTATTGATGCTCCGAAAGCTGGTCGTGTCGAACACGGCCTTTCCGCCCAGCCTGATATCGTTGACGAGTTGAAATGCCAACCGCGCATGAGGCTTGCAAGCAGCGGGGTATTCCTTGTTGCCCTTCATGGTCGGATTCCGGTACTCGCAGCCGCAGGCCGCGCATCCGTTGACGATTGGAAACGTCTTGCCGTCGAACGATATGTTCTGTTTGGACGGGTCCATGCTCAGACTACGAAGCGCCGTCACGCCGTCACCTTTGCAATTCAACCCGCCGGCCGACCACATCTCGAATGCTTGCGTCAGTGGCTCATCATCGGCGAATACAACATCAAGCTCGGTAGGCGTGGGACCGTGGCGCATGATGGCGTCGAAGTCTGGCTCTAGCCCACCATCCGGCGCAACCCGCGAGAACGTAAAGTACGGCAGCTTGGTCGGAAATCCGCGATCCGGCGCGCCAGCCTTTTCCTTGCGGTAGAAAAGCCGCGCCTGCTCCATCGTGTCGAAGGCAGTATTGTTCTTGCCGACGCGGACAATCCATTTCCCGTCACTGCCGCGGATGGCCACATGCACGTCTTTCCCCGCCAGTTCTCCGATGCCAACCTTGAGCGTGCGTGGCGTGCGGTCGATGGAAAGGCCGGTGTGGGGATCGTGAGTAATCCCGTACATTTTCGAAAAGTCAGGCCGAATGACCGGCGCTGGTGTAACTGTTTGTGTGCTCATAAACTTTTAAAATGGCAAATCCGTTCCCTCGGGATGCGTAACCGTGCGGGTGTTTGCCTCAACCCGACAAAGCCGATCAATCTCGTCGCGCAACGCTTCTTGTGTTGAACCTGGAAATGAGGCCCTATTCAGCATCCACGATGCATATGATTCGTCATCGCGCACCTTAACGCCTCTATTTTTCCCAAACGCATAGCAGGCGTCCCCATCTTTGTCCCTGTATAACTTCCCGGCAACGTCGATAAACTCGTACTCGCCAACCCTGGAGAAGGTCGCCAGATCCGCCGCTGTCATCGCGTCCAGATCCGGGTACGCCTTCATCTGTCCCAACAGGACGTCAAGAGTTGCTTCGTTGTCGGCAGCGGCCCCATGTGCGCCCTCGTGAGCGCGGCCACAATATTTCCGCACCGCATCAGATAGTGAGCGCGGTTCCTTCTTCGAGAACACGCCATACGCATCGATCACGCAAACGCCGGTCAGGTCGAGCTTCAGGCCAACGCGCCGCAGCTCTTCGTCAAGCATCGGCAGATCAAAGCGCCGCAGATTGTAGCCCGCCAGATCGCAGCCCTTCAGGCGCTTCAGAATGGAGCGCCCTACTTCGTTCGAGAACGGTGGTTCGTTGGCAACGTCGGCTTCCGTGATGCCGTGAATGGCGGTTGCCTCTGCGGGTATCGACATTCCCGGATTGAAGCGCCGACAGCTATTCGAGACGACCGTGCCGTCCCAGACTAGAATCGCCAGTTCGATGATGCGGTCGTTCTGGATGTCTAGGCCGCTTGCTTCGAGATCCAAAAATGCTAGTGGTCGATTTAGCTGCACTGCCTTGCCTCTCTGAACTCCTTCTTAGCCCGTTCAATTGCAAGAAACCCAGGACACGGTTCCGCAAGGTCAGCCGTACAGTCATCGGCAAACGTTCCCAATGTTGCGCTGCATCTTTTGCATATCACCGAGTCCCCGAGTGATCGCTCTACGAACGCCCTTTCGGCCTGTAATCTCTTCGATAGATTCATACCTTTTCCCTCCGCCTCTTCATCCTGGCCAGTTCACTCTTCCGCTTCGCCTCCTGGCAGGGGCGGCGCTCGCAGTACTTGCGGTTCGGATTCACCGACACTCCCGGCGTGTGGCAGTTGACGCACAGATAGGAACGCAGGCCGGTGATGTGGGTGAAGGGGGCGGTGGTCATGAAACCTTCCAGTTCGCAACGATTCCCCAGATCAACAAGGCGCATCCAAAGACCTCGCCGGCTGCTTGCTGCGGCGTTATCGGCTGCCTAGGTTCCCCGATGCGCAATACGTAACCAACCGCATCCAAGATGAATACGCAGATAATAATCGTTCGCATAATCATGCCGCCTCGCCCCCTTCCGGCTCCATCGCCCGCAGTTGCGCAATCACCGCAGCGCGCGATTCACGGCTAGGAAGGTTCACGCCAGCCTTGTGCGCCCAGTGAATCCAGCCGAGTGACCCCATCGCGCAAGCAGCGGTGTAGTCCACTCCGTTGCGCTTCAGGACCGCCGCTAGCTTTGCCACCTTGACGGCGCGAGCAGCCTCAGCGTACGGATTCTGGCGCACCGGATTATCGCCCGTACCGCGTTCACTTACCGCTTCGCGAGGGCTCGATTCCAACCGCTCCAGGTGGTACGGATCTGGGGTACGAACTTGCCCGCTAACAGGGGAATTTCCAGTCGTGGCTCCCCGATGCGCCAGAAACTCTTCTCCCGAACCTAGGCGGCGAACGCCGGGGATTTCACGCTCGGGTCCACCGCAGTCATGACCTGCATTGGTGTCTATCCCTGCGCGTTCGCCTGTCTTCGTCGGTTGGGTTATCTCTGCACTTTCGCAATCCGCATCTGCCGGATCTCCCAGCAGCCCCAGGATGTCCCAGCGTTCGTGGTACGCGGCGATCTCGTCGGCGTCTTTCTGTAGCTCGCGGGCGCGGGTGGCTCTCATGCGGTCACCTTGGCGTTGCGCGCTCGGTCTATCATCGCGACCCATTCGGCATCATCGGCCCGCTCGCGACTGGTCGAAAAGCCCTCAACGTAGGCTTCCGTGAAATCGCCGAACATATCCCAGCAGTTCATAACGCTGATCATGAATTGAAGCCGTTCCCTATCCGCCAGCGCCGCTTTGAGCGCGTCCTCCGCAGTTTCCAGTTCGTCCTGCAACCATTCCTGATACGTCTTGTTGGCTGGATTGACGTATTCGTACCAGCGTTGTAGCAGCTCCGATTTTTTATCGGCCGTCATGCCGTCCTCATCTCGACCACGACCCCCACCTGAAACTTAACCTCCGACACCGGATCGTTCCGCAGTACATTGATCCCCGTGACAACCATGCTCGTGTTCTTTTCGTAGAACTCGATCGCTGCCCTGATCATGTTCTCCAGCGTCTTGTGATGGTCGGGGGTGGGGGTCACTTGGCGCACCTCTTAGAGCAATACAGATCAACGTTATCGCCATTGATCTGAACGATAAACCGAGCCTCCCTAGCTATATCTGCCACTGTCTGCGCAGCCAATTTCGCGGGATCAGCGCCACACAATGAGACTTGAGCTTTCTTTTCCCGACCGCACATCGCACAAGAAAGAATTACTTCCATGCTCATTCTTCTTCTCCCAACCCGAGCGGCTCCCCATCGCCATTGGCCATCGCTATCAGACAGGCGATCGAACACCGATACTCATCAGCCACGAGCGCCAGAGAGTCGAGGTCGTCCACAGTGCGGATGTTGAACCGGCCACCCAGGGTCACCGTCGCGCGGGATGCGATTACTAGGGCTAGGGGGTTGGTCACGCGATCTCCGCGAGCCTTTTCATGTCAGCCAGGGCAGTATCGTTGTCATCGTAAAAACGCGCCGGGTTGATCGGGTAACCGCTCTCACGATAAATCAGCATCGCCGCTAATTCACTATTAAAGTAAGCTTCCAGTTCGCGGCCAGCTTGACCTGCAAGTGTGATCGCCCATCCTGCCCTGCAATGGGTCTTCTCGCATGTATGAAAGGCGCCCATTTCCAGAGATCCAGGCTGAGACGCGGCGGCGTAGATCGCTTTATGGATATCCGGAATAGCGGGAATCGCGCGCTTGGATGGCGGTTCGGTCGATGGCGCTGGCTTGTGGTTAATCAAGTCCGAGCAGTCCGAGCAGTCCGAGCAGCCCGAGCAGTCCGAGCAGCCCGAGCAGCCCGAGCAGCCCGAGCAGCCCGAGCAGCGCGAGCAGTCCGAGCAGTCCGAGCAGCCCGAGCAGCCCGAGCAGCGCGAGCAGCCCGAGCAGCCCGAGCAGCCCGAGCAGCCCGAGCAGCCCGAGCAATTGATACAGTTGTCGCAATTCTTCAGGCTATCGAGCGCCTTTTGCGCTGCTACCTCCGTACCGAAATACTCAACTGAGCACTTATTTCCGTTTGCATCCGTTAGCCAAGTCATAGCTCTTCTCCAAACACGCGCCACTCATGCCGATGCTTCAGTTCCCCACTTGACTGGTAGCTCTCGATAAACCGCACCGCCGCGAGCGCACAGTAGCAGATGAACCAGCCGGCGATGAGGAGGGCTAGGGTGGTCATGGCTTTACCGCTGAGCTGCGACATTCAAACTGTCCCCAACCGTTCTCGGCCGGGATGCCGCCTTTGTCTGTGCACGCCTTGTATTGCAAAAGCTTTCGCTCATTGAATCCGCGCTGCGCTTCTACCGCATCGGCGCACCCCACCAGGATCGCCACCAGCAACACGAACCAGGCACGAGTCACGCCTTCACCTCCACCGCCCGCCGTTCCTCTTCCACCCAATGCCGCAGCGTCGGGTACTC